AGGAAGAAATACAACAGATTTTCAAAAAAAGGCTTATGATTTTATTATAACAAGTTTTATATTTCAAAATCCACAACTTGATTCAGGTAGAAAGTCTTATTTAAGAGATTTTAGTAGAACTGACAACGCATACGAAGATGTCGAAAGATATGTTTTTGGGGCGATAGTTTTCCAAGATGAGACGCTATCTCAAATAAAGTCGTTCTTTAAGTCTAAGGCTTTAAGCACAAGCTCATACCTTGACTTTATGGTTGATGAGTATTTGCAGAAGAGAGCAGTAAATACAGGAAAAACAAATGATACTGAATGGAAAGAAAAAGAAAGATCAATAATTAAAGATCAGTTTGCTGCAGGGTATAGCGCTATGGTCTACGAAAGATTCTTTAAAGCTGGACCAATCAGAGATTTGATGGAGGCAGCTAGAGAAAGAAATGGAAGCTTTCACATAAGAGAGTGGGAAGTTCCAATGATAAGGGTTGACATAGATCCAGCTCAAGCAATTGTCACTGACGTTTCTATCTCAATGAGTAATAATATAATCCCACTACAAGTTCAAATGCAGGACGAGCCAACTTATCAGCACGTTGGTGGTGGAGATAGTTATATAAATATTTCCATGAAAGTTTTTGGCGAAAAAGAATTAATAAAATTAAGAAAAATATTTGACCACATTAATGGACTAGCCAGACTTGAGCACGCAGCTGGAGTTATGGGCTTCTTGGGAATCAAGAATATAATAACAGCTTTAGCTGGAGTTAAATATGTTCTCCCTCTTTCTTTTAACGTTTCGACTATACCAAACTTCCCACACGTTTATGATGTTTCTTTAAGATTAGTGGACTTTGATATCTTCCAACAAAAGCGTGAACAATTATCTTCCGAGCAACAAAGAAAGATGATTGAAGAATTTGGAACAAAGAAAAATCCATTCTTAAGAATGAAGCAATTATGGGGCTCGTTTAATGCGTATCCAGATTTTCCTTTAGAGATTAGAAATAAAGATAGTGAAGTTGTGGGATGTCTTGACCCAGACTTCTATTTCAGAAGCTTTGAAATGTTTGATAGAGACGTTATACATAACGTAACTGAAAATAAGGGTAAGCTTTCTAGACTTAACTTGTTTAATGTTGATCCATCCAAAGATATAACAGTAGTAACCCCAAGCGGCGCAATGCCATACAAGGGTTCTGCAGTCCTCGCTAAGTTTAAAGAGTATATATTAAATGATCAGTTAGATGAATTAAAAGCTTACTCTAGAGGAACATTAGGATTAAAGGCTTCAGAAACCGCTTCTTACATATTGCAAGTTCTAAAAGATGTTGATCAGCCTCATGATAAGTTCTTATTAAGTTATGTGGATTCTTTAGATGAGGGTGAGTTTGACACTAAAGATTTAGCTGACTCTAGTTGGAGATTATCTTCTGGTCAGTTAAAATCTGGAGATTTATCAAGCTCTGATGAAGAAGCAAGAGCAAAACTACAAGCCGCTTTGTCCGGAAATCAAGAAAAAGATGGATTCAAAGAAGATGCTTATGTAAGCTTTAATCCAGATGAGTTAGACGCACACGCTATTATAAATACTTTCCCAGCAGCTTCTGGTCCAGGTGACACAAAGATTCCATCGATGATACATACCGCAGATGGATATCAGTTTGGTTATGTCGATAAACAGAATGGAAGATTTTATCTAACTGTAGACGACGTTGCTGTTAAAAAAGATAGTTCGGTTGAATATATTGGAATAACAGATACTCAAACACCAGATGTAGGAACAACAAAATCTTTAACAGGAGTACCTGGAGCAAAGGCATTATCAGAGTATCAATACTCCTATTCATCTGGGGATGAAGGTAAGCCAGAAACAATGAAATCAAATGGCAACTCAAAGAGTGTTACAAATCACTGGGAAAAGATGATGGTTGACACTCAATATAGAGATATATCAGGAAGAATGATTAGAGCCTTTCCTACCTACATGCTTTGGTTGATAGACGAAAGAACTTTTGCTGGTACAAAACTATTTGATAATTTCTACGGTTTACAATCAATAATAGATTTTTCTATAGTATCTTCAGAAGACATCCTTGGCGATACATTAGTATTTAGAGCATCAAACATGTACGCAAAGCTTTCTACTAAAGAAGCTACAACGATATTTAGCGGAAGAGGCGAGACAGAAGATAACCCTGGTGTCGATAAAGTCTCATTAACTTCTGGTCTTGAGCAAGTAATAGATAGAACTTTAAATTTTGCACGAAATCAATTAGGTCACATGGAAAGTCAATATATTGTTGACATAGAAAACATGAGACTTAAGCCAGGAGTAAGAGTTCACTTAAGGGTTGGTTATGGCGCAAATCCAAACTCACTTCACACATTGTTTAATGGTGTGGTAACCGAAGTCGAACTAGGTGAAATAGTTACGGTAACATGTCAGTCTGATGCCATTGAGCTTAGCCCAGTTGTAAACTCTGTTGACAAAAAGGGAGACAGCGGTAAAATTGACGGTGCCTTAAATACTGGATTGTATTTATCTGAACCAAGAGACTTGATGGTTCGACTTTTGTCAATGGGCACTTCTAGAACAAGAGAAGCATTTGCCCATGCAACAAGGGGAACTGTTTTTTCTGAAAACAAATTTGGAATTAGACATTTCGGTACAATACTCTATGAGCCATTAAATGATATAGAAAGAAATAGAAACTCTGGAATTAGAAACGCAGCATCAGACGCCTTGCTGGGGATTGGTCAGGGCAGTGGCATAACTGGTGGAGCTGGTACAGTAGCTGGTGTTTTAAATCCATTTGGTGATAATTCAAATGGAACTGGAATAGGTGGATCGCCATTTGGTATTGACGTAAGATTACCAATGGTTGGAATAATGAGAACGATGTGGTCAAACTTCGCATCACAACCAGATCTAGAGTTGTTTAAGAGAAATATTTATCCAGGAAATGGAACAGGTGTAGCTCAATTCCTTGGTGGTGACCTAGGAGACGGTTGGTCAAACGCAGCCTCATTAACACCAGGAGAGGAACCAAATCCAAGGTTAGAATATTTAAGTAGACTTACGGATTCTTCTTGGAATAACTTACTTCAAAGATATGATTCAGGCTCAGAAAATGCCGCTGCAGCAATAGATGATTTAACCTCAGGAATGGAAGCAAGAGCTAGTGGCGGAACCGCAACAGCCATACTTGGTGGAGGGTTATTGGCAGCAGGTGCAGCGTTAGCTATTGGTACAGGCGGCATTGCACTTCCTTTTATAGGTGGAACGTTGGCAGTTGGTGGAGGAGCATCATTGCTTGGAAGTTTATCAGGTAGAGGTGGCGTAAATATCTGGAAAACGTTTGGTTTAGTTAGTGATCTAGACGACGACATGCCTGGATTTGATGAGGTGTCATTTAGAGCGCAAACATATATGAAATCAGTCTGGGATCTATTCCAGTTATGCGCAAGATTATTACCTAATTATATTGTTGCAGTAAGACCATTTGAAGATAGGTCAACCGTATTCTACGGCAAGCCGCACTGGTTATATACTTCTGCAGTAGTTCCAATCACTACCGGTTTCCCTTCTGAAAAAAGAGCTGTAGAATTGGGATTAAAGACCCCAAGCTACAGAAGTCCAGATTCAGAATTAATGGACCTTTTAACAAAAGTTAACAAACAATCAAATCCCACATCTGATTATGAAGCATTTAGACAAGGACAAAACCCAGCAATATCGCTTTCTGATATTGTTAGACAACAATCATCGTACTCAGATATATATGCACCAGCTGGAGTATTAAGAGGAAAAGTAATTAACTTCTTAGATCCTTTTAGAACTGCATATTATGGAAATAATAAAACAACAAAAGAACAATTATTTAATGATATTATATCGGAAATACCAAAGAATAAAGGTTATGTAACAGTTGGTTTCCACTTGCCAATAGACAGCACTGGGCAAGACGCATCTGAAGTCGATGTTGAAAAGATGAAAAACCTACACAAAGAAATACCTCAGATGCCACTTAGATTTTCTTTCCCGTACTTTACCGATAGAGTTGCTGGATCAGTTCTATTAGACTACTCGTTCTACGCGTTGAGTAACAATAGATCAGGAGAGGGTGATGACAGACTAAAAACTGGAACCATACATGACGGTGATAAAGATCTTGAAAAGTTTAATCATGACACGTTGTATAGAAACCTGATAGATACGGAAGCAGCTCTTATTGCCGGTTCATTTACGGACAAACGTGAAGGTGGATCAGAAGATGAATTCGTAATAAACCTTGCAGCTGTATCATTTACCGCTGCTGTTAATCCGATTAACACATTTGGTAATGATAAATTTATATTTGACTTAAGCGTAAGCGGTGTTTCAGGAAGTAAATCACTAATAAGAATGCCATTACCTTCACTAAAGGAACAGACTAGGGAATTGAACACCCTTGAAGGATCTTGGGAATACGAATACATTAATCAATACAAGATTACTTCTGGAAGCCCATTTAGCTATAGAGATTGGGGATCTCCAGCTACTGCTCTTGATGAACAATTCTATATAGCCATGAGATGGCCATATGAAATAATTGAAGATAAAGATGATGAAATATTTAAAAAGTTTAAAGATAAATATTTCCCAGATAGAAATGAAGATCAGTTTCATGGAAAACCAAAAGATTATAAGAATAGAAAAGTTTTAGTTTATAGTCCAACAACTAGAACTGCAGTTGTTTGTAGGCCAGCATATTTCTTGTGGGGAACTGATAAAGCAGATTTGATATATGGCACCACTGAAGAAAACGATTGGAGTGAAGAGTGGGTCGTGAGTCCAAGATCTGCTATAGCACAAGAAGTTGATTTAGCAGCAGTTGTATCTCCAGACGCAGCTTATTTCCTTGGCGTAATGCACTTAACTGAAAACGAAAAATATTATTTTAAACGAGAAGAAGATGACAATGGCACTGATGAAAATAGAGCAAGTGTTGGCGCTTCAGCTTTAGCTCAGGCCGGACTAGCTCCAGTACCGATGCCAAGAGACTGCTACTTTACCTTCGTTGATGATAGTGTTCCACTCGGTGTTGTTACCACACCTTATAATCCAGCTAACGAGTTTAGGTACAACGGTGAAACTCACGTTGATATGGATTATTATATTGGATTTGGTGCATTCTCAGCAGAGGGTGATGGAAAACTTTTAGCAGAAAAAGCAAACAAAGCAGGTATGCAAAAGTTAGGATTATCTGGTACTGCTGATTCAATTGAAAGACAACTAGAGCTATTAAATGAAAGACCAACAGCTTTTACAAATACTCAGTGGCAAGAATATATTCCAGTAAGTGGAATAACATTACTTGATCAAGGGCACTTTGCCGAAGCAGCAGCTAGGGGTGGAAATATCCTGGCTGGAGCTGGTGAAGAAAATAGTTATTTTGACTATATATTAAAAGCAGATTATAGTTCTCTTGAAAGAGAAAAGTTATATGAAATACTAGATAGTGAACTTAAAACTACTGGGGATGAAGACACTGGTTCGGGCAGAGAAAGATATGCTGCAGTTTATGATCCGGCTTCTCCTGAGTCTATAAAAGCTAGAGAATTCTTTGATGAAGGTTTTAGCTCAGCTACTCATGTTATAGCTGGAAATGGAAGAAATCTTAATCAAGCAAATGATGTATGGGATCAATTTAGGTTTGGATACCATAATGAAGTAGCGGTAAAGAAAATATTCTTCGACGCTTTTGGAATGGACCCAGATGATAAAACTCCACTTCCAGGTTTCTTAATAGATATATTGAGAAATCCAAAAGCTAATCCAGACATATTTAAGCTGTTTAGCGCTAATGGTCCAGACGCAACTGCAGTAGATGAATTCAGCTTATTGCTCGGAAGTGACTTTATAGCAAATCCAAATCAAAGAACTGGAAAACCATACGGTACAGCAGATTCAATGGAAAGACAGATTGAATCTGGAGCTGGACTATCAGTTAGTTCTGACACAGTTAAGCAAGCTATAGAATTTGCTAGGAAGAATTTAGTTGACGCACCGCTTGACGAAGGTGGACTAGTTAGATATTTCGATACTTTAACAAAAACTAAATATAAAAGACTAGGATTGTTTTTACAATCACAATCTAATCTATCATTAATACTCGGTGCCGATGTTGGCGGTGGGCAACCAAAAGCAGATGACGTGATTAAAGATCACTTTACGCCAAAGCAAGTATTCTTGTTGATAGTAGGAATGTTTAGACAAGCAATGTGGCAAGATTCTTATGCTAGAGCTTGGTTAGTATTAAAGCCGAATAGAAAATATACAAGTGATGATATGTGGGATTTTTCTCCAGTCCATAAAATATTTGCAGCATTTATTGATCCGAATCAAGACTACGCATCTAACAAGAGAAAGTTTTTAAAACTTTTAGCAGATAATAAGGGCGAAGGAAACAGCGCAGGAAACGTAGTTGGTGTATTAACTCATAATATTGATAGCTTCTGGGATCAAAATATTGGACCATTATTTACAGCACTAAGCGATGGATTATCTGGGCTTATGAATATGTTCAGAATGTCAATGCTTCAAATGGGATATGGTTTATCTAATATAGACAACTTCTCTAAGCAAGCAAACATTATGAATAAGGTATTAAATGACTCTATTTATTACTCATTAGGAAGACCTGGATCACTTTTAAGAGCTATTGACAATCCGTTTACTAGAGAATATGGTGAGCCTGTAGTTGAGGTGCGTGAGCCGTTCCAGAAGATACATTACCTAAGTTCTTTTTCAACAATTATAGCCAACAACATACAGGAGACTACAACTAATGTAGCAACTCAGGTAACTGCTGTTTCTGAAGGAAAGTATCCAGTAACTGTAGCTTTGGATAAGAGTATCCCTTCGGAAAGACAAGTAGAAAAAACTGTAGAAACTGGTTTGTATTTTGACAATATAGCTGGTGAAGGTTTGTTCGGAATTGCTCAACCACTATTCCATCCAATAGAATTTGCAAGAGGGGCAATAAAACTTTCTCAAGGCGCACCAGATGAGTTGATGGCAAGAAGAGTCGCTCTAGCCCATCTTAAGGAATCGCTAAAAGATATTTATTCTGGAGAACTAATAGTCATAGGAAGTCCAGACATAAGACCTCATGACCTGGTTTATCTTGCTGACGTCTATGAAAGAATGTATGGAATATTTGAAGTTGAACAAGTTGTTCATCACTTTACTCCAAATATGGGATTCATTACATCAATCACACCGAATGCTCTTGTAACCGTAAATGATCCAGCAAGATGGTTTATGTCTAGCTGGATTCATTCTTGGATGTCAATTCAAAATATAAGAAATGATACAAGAAGTTTAATTAATTCAGTCCAAGCTGGAAGCACCGGAATATTGTCTGGCGGAAACATTTCGGTTGACGGTATGTCAGAAGCATTAAGGGCGCAAATGATGGGTGGTGTACAATTCACCCATGGGTCAAGCGCACTTATGTCTGACATAATGGCAAACTTTGCAGCCGAAGGATTAACAGACGCTCAATCGCAAATAGAGAATCAAATGAAACAAAATTCTGAAAATGGAGTGAGCTTAAAAGGAATTGCAGCAACTTACCTAACTACAGTGGGCCTAACTGCGGCAACAGCAGCAATTCCTGGTGGTGCAATTGCTGCTGGAATTGCTGGTGCAGTAGCATCTGATTTATTCTGGAAGGGCTGGAAGTGGGTAAGGGATAATGTGCTAGATCAGCACGGTTGCTATATATCCTATTTGAATAAGAATGGTCAACCAATGGATGCAAGCCTTTCGATAAATCAAGGAATGGTTGTTGGTAGATATCACACAAAGAGACTTCTTCCTGGCATTTTGGGAGTAAGAAGTAAGGTTAGAACCGTTGATGGAAACGCATTTATCAGAAATGACGATTTGCTTAAGAGCTTAGGTTGGAAAGAAAAAGAAATAACTGACTTAGTAAGATATGTAAGTTATGAAAATGCACTCGTCAACGCTGAGGTATTAAAGTATTCTGGAACTGGTCCAGATAAAACAGGATTAAATCAATACTTTAAAGTAATATGCAAATTAAATAATGTTATAGATGGTGACGAAATAGAAGTAATAGATTTAATGAACCCAACTGGTCAACCATTTAAAGTTAGACTAGAAGGAATAATAGCTTCAAGTCTTGGAACATTCCAAGCATATACAAATACTTCTATCCAAGCTGGATATAAACCAGATGATCCAACAACTGCAATAAACGTTAATTCACCAGGCGGAAGATCAGCAATCTTCGTAAGCGAAAGACTTAGAGACAAACCTTTCGTTATTAGAATTTCTCCAAATGATCAATCATCAGTTTCTATATACACAGAAGATGACTTGTCACCTGGTTCAAGAATTAATAATACAAATAGTTATTTTAAGGGCGTTAATTACGGAGATCAGGAAAGAGAAAAATCTTTAGGAACAGTATTCTATAGAATACTCGATGAAGATAAGGAAGCTAATATTGCATTAATAAGATCTTTCTTCGTGCGATATATTGGCTTAAGTATTATAGAAAAAAAGAAAAAATTTAAAGAAACTCTTTATGATGAATCAGTATTTGGTAAAAAGTTTGACGAAATATATAACTCAATATATACTTCCGATATGGAAAACCATTTTGAAATTACAGGAGAAACTGATCCACTATTAACCATAACTACCGATGAAAGAAAACTCTTTAATGATTTAGTTAATTTTAAAATATTAGAAGTTCTCTATTCAAAAGCTTCAGAATGGCCATATATTTCCTGGGATGAGTACTATAATGATGGAGTGCCAGCAACTCTTAACTGGGAGCTAGTAACTAATAACTTAGCTCAAGTTTACACCGTTGACCTACTGAGAGAAAGGGCGTCTACTGGCGGCCTTGATAGGTACATACCAATGCCGAACTTTGTTGAGCAAAAGGGTGGATTGTAATAATGTCTGATTTTAATTTTAATCTAAACGACTTTAATGACTCTACTGCTTTTATATCAAAGCTATCAGAAGGCTACAATCCAGATGGAAGTGCTAGCATAGTTACTTCTGCATCAAAAGAAAAATACGCAAATCAAACATTAACATCTAGAAATTTAACTGACATAATGTCTGGACGGAGCGCTAACTAGGAATCCAGCAGCACTAGCAGACGCGTCATCTAAATTCGTTAGATCATCCCTTCATTCCATACTAGCAACCGGTATTCAGTCGGGTGACGCATTTCAAATTGCTAACCCAGATTATCAGGGAAACGAAGGAGACGTAGATATACTAAAGGGTGATCAAGCATATTTGAAAGTTGTTTCCCAATCTTTGGTGGGAACTGGTTTTGCGCCAACGTCAGTATTAAACCCTTTGTTGGAATCGGTAAATGGAAAATGGCCAGGAAATGACAAGTCTAAAGTTGGAGACTCTACTGGAGCACTGTTTACTCACAATAGCACCGCTTACACAATAGATAGTGTAGCTCCCAGCTTAGGCGAAAGAGCTATTGCAGTGGAAGAAGAATTAAGCGAAGAGGAAAAACAAATATATACAGATAGAGGAACGCTGCTCAAGCAATCTATCAATGAGCCAGCATTAACCCTTGGGTTTGAATTTGATATACCAGATGTTCTTTCGTCTTATTCATTTGTGCAAACAAGCTCATATTATGCAGACGAATCTAATCCAACTCAGAATTCTGTTGATTCAGCATTGATAAGTTCTCCAAAGAAAAAGGCGTACATCAGCGCTGCTCTAATAGAATGTCTCTTGATGCTTACAGATGTAAGCAAGGGAGTTAAGATAAATGGTACGTTTGCTCTTAATAGAGCAGTGCTGTCGGAAAGTGATAAGACTAGTAGACACTCAAATCCTGAGAATGGAATTGATAAAAATAATAAAAATTCTATTTCTGACCATGTTTTTGGAAGAGGGTTTGATATTAGGTCGGTTGGAGACTACGCAGTTATCAGAACAAAAGATCGTTATGCAGCCGCGCTAGACATGGTTCTTCAAAAATTAAACACAATGCCACAGCCGCTAATGCCGGATCTTATAGTAATTGATCCAGATGTTGCAAAAGACAAGGGTATTGGAGAAGGTTTCGAATCAGTTGACACTGCAATCAAAACACAGTATCCAAATTTAAAATATGTTAACTTTGAATTTGGTCCAGAGCATACCGATAATATTCATATTAGCTTTAGTCCACAAAGAGGTGGGAAGTATATTGGTTCAGGTGGCTGGAAGACCACCGATGCTTCTAGCCAGCTGTTGGATGAAAATGGAAATCCAATAGACAATTCGGCAAGTGCAACATCAGCAAAAGAAAAAGCCTATAAAAACTATAAAAATGGTGGTCCACCAATAACTCCGTATGAGTTGTTTGTAATGCTCTCTCAAGAAGGTCCGTTCTCTGATGAGGCAGCAGCAATTTTTTGCGCCATAACAGGAAGAGAAAGTGGAGCTAGCCCAGCTGCGTATAATGGCAAATGCTTTGATAATAAAACAAATTGGGGTGGTGACGTTTCAATTGGAATGTTTCAATATAATTTAATTTCTTTGATAACAAGATCAACTAATTCATCAAGTGGTGTACCAATTTATTATGATGGCTCCGCTGTAACAAAACAGTTAGTGCAAGCACACAGGCTTGCATACGCTGCCCCAGAAGCTTCTTCCTGGGATCCTAACGCTGTAGCAAAGAAATTAGTAGAAACCTATAGTACAACCACTAATAAAGAGGCATCAAAGTCTACAACCGATGAAAGATTATGGTTTCCAATTAATCAAGTGTGGATGCTAATGGATAAATGGAGTAGAAAAGATTTTAAAAATGCAAATAAGATAGATACATCTAGCGGTTTCTACCATTGGGGAGATTATAATAATTCAGATGATACACCAAGATCTGATTGTGGATTTATATTTGGAGTAAAATTTCAAAACGCTGTTAATGTATATCTAACAACAGGAAAACCAATAACTACATTAGAAGATTGGGTTAGAGTAAATTTTAAAAAGCACAATAAAAGAACAGTGAACTACATAGAAGCGTGGATGGACGGCACTGTATTCTACAGTAGTCCTAAAGATGGTTCGCTAATAAACGAAGATGCTAGTGGAATCATTACATATGAGGTAGATGTTGTTAGTTCCCAAGGCGCTGGTGGAGATGGCTCTCCTGCATCGTTTACCAAGAATCAAATTAAAGAAGCTGCAGACTGGATTAGCACTAATAAGATTCCTCAATGGCTTTCTAAATATCGTTCAGATCTTGAAGGAAACTTTGGCTGCGATAGATTTGCCAGAGTTCTCTCAGCTGCTTTGGGCTTGTTTGGTACGGCACAAACTGCGCTATTTACAGATGAGTGGACAACTGCAGGTAATGCAGGTGAGTATACTGTACCTACGCCTACTCTTAGCTCATTCCCAACAGCAGGAGAACACCTGTCTAATCTTATATCCAGCTCCTCATTCTATGGACCAAACACAGAAATTGGAAAGAACCCACCAGCTGGTTATTTGGTATTTTGGCAGGGTGGGGATGAGGGCTATGGTCACGTAGGGATTTCAATAGGAAATGGTCAATATGTTGACCAACATGATGAGAGTGAAGGTTCAGAAAGAATAAGGCCAAGAGATATAAATTCGACAACTTTCCCAGGAAGTAAGTATTCCTACGCTGGAGCTTCATCTGCGTGGAGCGCATAAGGAGATATGGTGAAACAGTACCCAAAGTTTGATGAAAAATTAAATTCACACATTAGCAACAACCAGCTTCAGCAATCTAAAACAAGATCTGGAACTATTATGTCGTATAACAAAATGAATAATACAGCTGTAATTATTTTAGACGATAGAATGACAAATCAAATTGGAGACATAATTAGGAATGTTCCATGTCCAGCTACCCTCGGCGTGCAAAGCGTTGCACCAACAGCTGGAACACGATGCATAGTCGGCTTTGCTGATACCAACGAAAGGTTTCCACATATAGTATCATATATAGACGATACGAATAGCGTAGGAAGATATATGCCCAATTACAGTGTAAACACTGGTGTACCAAAGTTTATGATTTAAGATGTCAGAAAAAATTAACGCACAAAAGTCTTTTGATTCAGTTGCTGGAAAAACTGCTAGCGAAATAGATGAATTAAATAGAAGAAAAAACTTCTCTCAAAGAGAAGTCGGTTTAACACATCCGGACAATTCTTCTTTCATAAGATTAACAGATTCTGGTGACATAGAAATATTTTCAGCACCGGGAGTTGGAATAGTCATAAACGGCTCAACAAAAACCATTTCTCTCTTTGCGGACAATATTAAATTTTACACAAAAGAAGATGGCTTAAAGTGGAACTCTATGGAGTTTAATCATTCAGCAACGCTATTTTCAGAGCCAACATTCGTTAGCGCAAATGATAAATCTTATAATCCAGCATTTTTAAATATGGATTATTATATAAAGAATTTGGATTCGATAGATAAAGAAGACGCACAACAAACTGTTACTATTAATGGCAGCTACGCCTACAGGGAAACTACTGAAACTGATGTAGTCCCAACAAATCTATTGGAAAATTCTGTACTAGATAATTATTTTACAAAAGAACAAATAATATTAATCCAATCATCTTGGGATAGGTACGGAGAGCAGTATAAAGATCTTGTAAATTCCAATGAGGCAATTAGTGATTTTACTAATAAAATAAAAGATTATATGGATGATAGTTATTCAATTGAGCAAGCTATCAACAAAGTCGTAGAAAGCATAGGAGATAATAATGTCTGATTTTTACATCAGCCTGAGTGGCGATTTGGTGGTAAATGGATCTGGAGATTTAGGCCTGGTCCAATCCATGTCAGAAAAGGATATACAGCATGTATACATGCGACTGATGACAGAGCCAGGTGACTTCTTTATCTATCCCCAGCTAGGGACGCAGCTTTCAATGCTATACGGCATGCCCCAGAATCCTCAAACTGGTGACTTCGGCAAAAGATTAATTCGTGCAGCCCTAGAGAGAGAAGGGGTTTTTAAAAACAGGCAAATTACTATTGAAGCAGTACCGGTTTCTGCAGACTCCATTAGATTTGATGTTTATTTAATGGGCGATTTAAATGAACCTACTATATTGTCAATAACACAAGACTTAGGAGCTTAGAGTGGTAGCAGTTAATATGAAGAGTAAAGAGCAAATGCTGGTAGCTACCCTCAACGCCCTGCAAAAGAACGCAGGAATTAGCGCAATTTCCCCAGGCTCAATAGCTAGAGCTTTTGCAGAGGCAATCCATTCTGAAATTAGCGACCTTTACAATTCACTAAAGGTAAGCATAGAACAATCTAATCTTTCAACGGCTTCTGGAATAAACTTAGATATGATTGGCACCCTGTACAACGTACAACGTAGAACAATATCTGCTGAATTAGTGCCAGAAAGAGTTACTGGAAATATAGAATTTTATTTAAATACAACTCACAGCTCTACAGTAACCATTCCAAAAGGAACGCTTGTGTATAATGATACAACAGCATTTTCCTCAACTCAGTATCAGTATGAGTTAAATTCAGACGTTGTAATAGCGACAGGTAACACAAGAGCTTATGGGTCTGTTAAGGCAAAGTTTGCAGATAATAATGTGACTGCAGCTAGAAACACCCTAGTAAAGCATAATTTTATATCACCTCCAGGAATTATAGTTTACTGCAATAATCCAAAAGAAGTTTATAGCAGCATTAACTCAGAGTCTGACGATAACTATAGAAGAAGAATAGTTTCAGCCATCAGAGGTTCTGCATCAGGTACAGCAGAGTCGGTCAGATTTGCAGCTCTATCGGTTAAGGGTGTAAGGGATGTTAAGATAAGAGAAGCATCTTTGGGAGTTGGCACATGCGACATTGTGGTCATACCAGAAACGCAGGCTGGCATAACCACAATGAGTCAGTTGGTTTACGAAAAGATTAAGTCCGTAAAGCCAGTTGGTATTAACATGAATCTAAGAATAGCAACTAAAAAATTAGTGGATGTTTCTGCAACCCTAACCCTGAGAGAGGGAACAACAGGGGCGATTGCTAGAAGCGTAGAGAATCAATCAAGAATTTTCTTAAACAGATATTTAAACAGTTTGACAATTGGTGACTCAGTTTCAATATCAGAAATAGAAAGACAAATGAAGCTTTCTTCTGAATTGGTTATGTCTGTTACGGTTAGCAACATTAAAGTAGACAATAAAAATATACCCAATAAAGATTATAGACTATCTGACGATAAAAGTTACATGGCTGCTGGTACGCTTAGCCTATTCTCTGTTATAATGGGAGCGTAAACTAGTAGAAAAGGTGTAAATTAATGTCTGAACAAACTTATTCTGTTATCAGAAAGCAGATAGTAAAAGCAAAGAATATGACCCACGCTAGAATGGTAGCAGAAGGGTATGAAGATTTTCCTGGCGAAGTACTACACGATGATTGTGAAATTATTGAAACTCAAGTAGAAGAAGTATGGGACGAAGAAGAGCAAGATGCTCAAATCTTCCTAAATAGCCACGAAGCCACAGCCGCAGATCAGTCTATCTTTTTGAGATCTGAAAATAGGCGCTTGGCTAGAATAGCTGAAAAGAACAAGAACGTAAGAGATGAGGCCGTGTATGCCGTATATCAAGCTGCGTTCGACGCTTTCTCTTCGGTAGAAAGCGCTCCTATTAAGGCACCAACACTTAAGATGTTGCCAGGCGTTCCAGAAACAGCAGTGGCTGTATTTGCAGACTGGCAGTTGGGTAAAATAACTCCTGATTATAATTCAGAAGTTTTGGCAGAAAGAATAGAGCTCTATACTCAGAAATTGCTAGAGATAACAGAAATACAAAGAAAGCATCATCCTGTAAAGAATCTTCACGTATGGCTACTTGGAGACATCGTAGAGGGTGAGGAAATATTTCCAGGACAAGCCCATTTAATAGACTCAGGTCTTTATAGACAGGTTGGAGTTAATGGTCCGGCAATTTTAAGCAAGTTCTTTGACACCGTGCTACAGCACTTTGAGCACGTGCATGTTACTGGAGTCATAGGAAATCATGGTGCAGTGGGTGGACGCGCAAGAAAGCAGCACGATCCTGAAACAAATATGGACAGACTGCTTTATAAGTCAATGGAATTCTTTTATAAAGAGGGAAGACAAGAGCCAAGAATAACTTTTAATATTCCAGATGGAAAGGGCGAAAGGCATTGGTATGCCATAGACACCATCGGTAATTACAGTTCTTTGTTAATTCATGGTGACCAAATGCCTGCACCAGGACAGTATCATGGCTACTATAAGAGAGCAATGGGATGGAAAGATGGTGCAATCCCAGAGCACTTTGAAGATATATTTATGGGCCACTATCATCAGCAATTTAAAATGACCATAGGTAGCTCAATGCTCAGGGTCTCAGGTTCACCAGAAAGCTACAATACGTATGCTCAAGAGTACTTTTCCTCAATGAGTAGACCATGTCAGCATTTGATGTTCGTTCACCCTGAAAATGGAGTTACTTGCGAGTACAGTATTTGGCTAGATGCGGTTTAGGAGTTTAATAAATGAAAACCTATTTGTTAAGCTTTAACACTGGAGACTTCACCAAGAGTAATAATCTGTGGACCTCTGGTGTAATTGACCTTTATTCAAATAGGTTTTATAAAAACTTCTCATATACCAGGTCAGCAACTGGATTAAATTCCTTAGGTGATTATACCTATACTGGAAGTAGAATAATTGAAGGCGCAACACCAACAATAGAAGACGCCTATGCAGTTACTGATGCTGGTGAATTATATCTTGATCCAGCCGTAAGTCCTCATTTATATTTTTATTCAGATTCAGTTAGCGGTGACAGCTTTGTATTTGATCCAGATAGTGATTCAACGCCAATATTTACCGCTGATTTTGAAGAAGATTATCTCTATAGATTTATAGATACATCGTCTCGTATTGACATAAGAACTTTTAAAGGAGCTTTTTCTAGCTCTTTAAATAGTGTTGAATCAATTACTTTTGATCTAAACATATACGAATCAGACAGCGAAAATCGGACCATGGCTACTATCGGTAACAACCACTTCTAACGCTTTAGGTTCAATACTCTTATCAAAAGATGCAAAACGATACGCAAAATTTGAAGTAGTAGTAAATACAGAATTAGAAGTACTGACATCTTTAAGCTTCCTTCTTCTAATAGAAGTAGCAATATCTGAACCTTCTAATCCAATACTTTCACGAGCAGCAAAAAATGTTTTAGGAAGATTCCCTTCCTGGATGCATTTATATGAAGACTCAATGGATCAGGCTACACCTAGTTTATATGTACCAAAATCAACAGCTGGTAAATTTATAAATGCAGTTATTGGTGAAGATTTAGATAACTTTGATAGAGAAATAGATTTATTTAGAATTAACTCCTTTATAGAAAGAGCTGATGTTAATCAGCTGTCTTGGTTGTATTCTTCTACAAATATAACAAATGTATTTAATAAAGTATTATCCAATGGACTTATAGAGTTGGCTAGAATAGATAATCTTGTTGATTTTTATAAATCAAAACCAACTGATGATGTTTTTTATCATAACCCATTAAATAGAGAAATTCTAACAATAAAGCAGTATGGAAATCTTTCAATAAAGAGTGAAAATACTGGGATCTCAACAACTCTAAGTCAAACTCCTATATTGAAATATAACTGGTTTGATGAAATGGGTGCAAGAGTTGGTTTATTTAGATTGCATCTTGAGTCTAACGCTTCCTATAAAGAAAGAATTTTAGACGTATTCAAGAATCCAAATGGCGCTGACATAGAATCATTTAAGAAGGTTCTTAGAAGAGAACTAAATCTTTGGAAAGCTTTTGGTGTAGAGCCTTCATCTTCATACGTTGGGGCTACCCCAGAGGTGATGGAAATATCAGATCTTGAGTATTCCACCCCATACTTTACTGCAGATGGTAATCCAACTGATTTATTTAAAAAGTTAGTAGAAGACCTAAACGTTAGATATCCTACTAACTGGGGATACTTTAGGTTTGGGGACAGTATCTGGGATTATGCTGGAGAAAATAACGAAGGCGTTAATAGAATTCGTTCAAGATATTACGATGACGAAGTTGCTATTCCATACTATCAGCCAGGCGTTGGCGATTTAAGCGACGCTGGACTGTTCGTTACTAACTACGATGCAACTCCTCAGTTTTTTGAGACATCGATAGTTGCTAAAGGCAAAGTAAATGCTAGCACTTCTATAAAGTATGAGCCAGTAAAGCTTCAATATGAATATTATGGTTCATATGAGGTTACGGAATATGACAATCCAGCCGCTACAGTTAACCTAACGCTCGAATTTAGCGCCACTCCGCATGGTTCCTACGCTACACCAATAACATTTTTTGCACCAATAACATATTATCCAAAGAATAATTTTAGCCCTACACATTCTGCCTATCCGGAATATAATGCTGTAGAAATATTTGATACAGAAGGATATATTTCTTCAAAGTATGCGCTAAAAGAAAAGCAAACATTATCTGGATATAGAAATACAAGAAGTTCAATTAATACATCTAGATTAGAAATATCTAAAATAGAAAATATTGTTCTTAAAAATGGATTATGGAATGGTTCTACCTACGCAACACCTAACTCTGATAATTTTGAAGCAAAGTTTTCTCATAGGACTGCTAACTTAACAAGCAGTGGAACTTTGTTATCAGCAACGCCAAACTTTGCTCAAAGTACTCAGCTTCAGATTCTTTCAAAGTTGTATAATCCAGTTCAAAAAACTAAATATACAACTCCGCAAAAATCAGAAATAATAATTAATGACGTTGCTACGCCACCGGCTGATTATGCAATTGACCATGACAGAATTATCTCTAATATAATAATGCCAGTTGGTGCAACTCCAAAACAGATTTTTATCAATAACTTAAAACCAACAGACGCAGACTTAGATTATCTTGATGATGGTTCGGCTTTTTCTGGATATGGTGGTGTTTCTTATTACCTAGAAACAGATAGGCAAGTATACATTCCGTCTTCTCCTAATATTACATTAGAATTTAATAGCTCAAATCTTGCTACACCTAGCTCGAACAGTCAAGTTGGCGCAACTACAGTAAATGGTTCTGCAGCAACCGCCTCGTATTATTTTACTCAACTACAGTATCCATATACAAGCACTCCAAACTCTCTTAAGATTTCAACTCAGGATGGTTCAATCTATCCATTTGAAATAGTTAATTGGGATCCGTTTGAGCTAACACACGCATCTCCTATCTCGGGATACGTTGATGAATATGGCGTTATTAGTTATAATGTATTGAATGGCGAATATGTTCCAGGAAAAAACTCTAACTATATCTCAATTCCAGAATTAACTAGAGAAGGTTTTGGATTATCTGGTTCTGAAAAGTTTGAGTATTTCTTTGAAACAATTGAAGTTTTAGATCCAGAATCTGTAAACGTATCAGTTTGGTCAGAACAAAAAATAGTTAATCCATTCCTGAACAGAACATACGTTTTAAATGCAGATTCTATATCTAGCATTTACCAAGACATTAATTACACCACAAAGAGTTTAAACTATCCAGATAATTCAATATCTGAATCATATGATTTAGAAAGAAATACTACAGTATTTAATAATTTCATAGTTAGAGGAAAGCTCTACGATGCTAAGCTAGATGCGAGAATTAACACTGGTTGGATTCATTTAGATAAAAATGAATATTATGTCTACGCTAAACCAGTTACTGAAACTCAAACTGGAGTATTAAAAGAAATAACATTAAACAACACACCTAGACAAGGTGCTCCAGTTATCGTAAATGTTTCTTTGGTTGGTTCTGCAACTCCAGAAGTCTATACAGAGGTTGGATTTCCAGATGAGTCTTCTCCAAGGCATTTTGGATTTTACAATACAGAAGTTCTTCAACCAAGGTTCGATAACAGTTTTTATCTTGGTTATGAAAATGTTTATAGTCTTTCTATTACAGATGGTTATACTGGCGAACTTTTGTTTAGCGATCTTTCAACAAGTGATTCATTTATTAAATTAAATAAATCGATATATGAATTTAAAAAAGACAGAGACTATTATATAAAATATAAAGTTCTTAACTCTTATTACATAGACAATGTTGTTGACGAATCTTCTTATTATTCAAAGATAGTTTTTGACGCTACGCCAAACGCTACAATGAATTATGAAATCGTATACGAGTCTTCGATATATGAAGACTCAACACCTATAGATTTAAATTTTGGACAAACAAGTTCACTCCTGGACAAAGGTTATGTAATTGCATCAAATGCAACGTATGACTTTGATAGAATCAAGGTAGTTGTTTCGCCAGGTTATATTTTGGATGATGGAAATGATTATATAACTATAAGCATAATTTCTTTAGACACTGAAGGAAATCCTAAACCATATCAGAGCTTTACTCTTTATTCCCTATATCATAGTCTAACTTTTGATAGTCCTATTATAACCACTGATGATGAAGGATTTGCTTCTGTAAACGCAGTTTATGATTATGGCTATATTACCCATAAAAACAAGGCTATGATTGCAATTAATGGAGCAGTATATCCAAGCAATCCATTTGCGCACCCTGATAGCGATAATGCTGGGTTTGGTCAGGGTGAGTGGATTTCAGTGTATTCTTCTAGAGTCGAAGATTCAACATTATTAGCATCTGCAAATCCAGATATCATAAATGCCGACGGAGTATCGTCTACGACAATATCTGGAATACTAACAATCAACAATGCTCCGAGTGAAAACAGTGTAGTTTATTGGAGAAAATCTAGAGATTTATACTCAGCTTTAAATAGCGTATCATACAGTAATTCAGTTTCCACTCCAGACAAAGATAGTGTTTCGGGTATCGTTTACGCAGACAGTAATGGAAAATTTGAAATAGGTCCAATACCCTCTCAGGATAGAGCTACACCAGGATATTGGTTTATGGCTGTTGATTCTGAGTTAAGTTCAACTCCGTCTTTAAACCCAAATACATTAGTTGGCGATGTATTATTCTGGTATGAATCCTACGATAACGTAGATATTAATTTTGTACCTGGACTAAAGATACCTGATATAATTAATTATGATATCAATAAATCATTGGATATATATTCAACTCCAACCTTTAGAATCAGTTACTATAATGAGAACATAGTAGAAAATACTGAATCAACTCCTAGGTGGACACCACCGCAATGGCTGCCAATTCCAAGATACGAGCAGTATCAAGCTGGTTATTTTGGTGCTACTCCATATGTTGTTTCAGATTATTCTAACTTAATAAAAGATTATGAGGATTAATTGTGGATAAATTTAATTTAAATATTGACAATAGCAGTCAAAAAAAGATAAGAAAAGTAAACAATTTACCATTAGATGACTCCTCAACTGCTCTAGCTTGGTTCGATTCAAAACCAGTAACTCCAGCAAATAATATTTCAGTAACTGATCTTTCTAATTTTATTCCAGAAAATTCTTACTCCTCAAATATAAACGCCTCAAACAGATCTGCAAAAAATAAAGTCGTATTTGCTAACGAGCTAGGAATACTGGAGGATTCAGACGGTAATACAGTATTTGATTCAGACGATATTAGCGTAAGCGATATATTTTTAAATGCACCAGCCCTAGATAAAAAATACTATATCGGAGATATTCAAAAGAATGGCTTCGTGCATTCGTTTTATGTTTCTAGATACTATACGCTTTTGCCAAGAAGTTCGTATGCATATGATGGATTTGATGATTTCTTACCAGAAGCAAGTTATCCAAAGTCAATTAAGGTTATTGACAAAAATGGATTTGAATACATAGATCAATCTACTGGTCTAAAAAAATATCGAATATTAATTGAGCATTTAGATTTACCAGTTTATTCGGATAGGTCAAATGTTCCTTCGAAAATAATAGTTTTATTTGATACTCCATCTCCAGTAGATCTCTCATTGGTATACGACAAAGTTGTTCTTTCTGCAACAGAATCAATATCATCGACAGTTCCTCAATATAAAGAAAACATCAATACTGTTAGTATATTTAACAGAGTCGGAGAAGAATCAATTGTCGTTGATAATTCTTCGAGATCAAAAAAAATATATAGCAAAAAATCTATTACTGCAAAAAACAATATAATAAATAGCACAAATGCTAAAGCAGAGGGCTTTGAAGTTTTTGTTCCTAAAAAAGCTTTATCAGACAATAGAACTTATGAATCTTTTAACTGGAGATTGATAACTCAGGTTAAAAGATCAGTTGACGTTTCATCTATAAACAATGGTGAAGAAATAGATTCAGAAGGTTTAATAAAACAAAAAGTAATTAATTGCGCTGTACTTTCAACAACAGCACAAATTGCTGGAATGCAACAGTCCAATGATTATGGTGCAGCTAATCCATATGTTTTCTTAAGATTAGAACAGTCACCGTTTAACGTATCTAAGTATACGTATACGAATCCACTGTCAGCTTCTTCTGATACCTACGGGAAAAATCAAGCCATGTACTGGTTGTTGAATATTGATACGGTTACAGACGATCAATTGTCCTTGTACGACATAGTCACTTGGACTCCAAGCTCTCCAATAACCATAGATCAAGGTTTAAAGTTAAAGAAATACATGGAGTTGACTCAGGGAACATTGGTGTTAGATCTATCAAAGGTTTCTTCTGGCGCAGAAGTAATAGATCCAGCTTTGTCAATCAGCACTGAAGAATACTCATTAGATACATGGACTTATAATTCAGAAAACATTTTTGTTAATGAAAATAAAACAAATGCTTGGCCGATTAATTCAAGTGTGTTTGAAAGACTAACTGTAAATAATGTTAATTATGATGTATATTCTATATTTGGAAGAAATAATTTATCAGATCTTACAACTAAAAAAACAGTAAAAGAATTTACTGGAAATATATCAAGCGCTAACACTGTATTAAGCAATTCGAGAGGTAAGCCAATATTTACCAGCTTGCAGTTTGTCCCCGTTGCTGACTCACTGTCAAAGGGATCACTGTTGGCCACGACTACACAAATGCTTAAATACTGCAATGACATATATCAGCCATCTTCTATATTTGATATAGCAACAAGCAATAATGGCCCTACTAATTTAGTTCAGTCTACGTTTATTGCTGTAGCAGCAATAGAGGGGCCAATGAAACTGTTGTATAACGCATGTTCTGTAGCGCTATTAAATAGAATATTTTCAAATAAAATTAAAGATATAAGATCATCAATGTATTATCAAGTTTCTGATTGGAATTCTTCTTATGTGTTAAATGGAGATGTCTTATTGGAAGACGAGAAAAAAGAAGTATATTCTCTTATTAAAGTAGGAAATGAAAATGCTGTTGGAACTTCTAAATATGCAAGAAACTTAATTCCAAACAATTCGTCAGTGTTAGAGTTTTATAAAAAATCTATTTATGATTTTCTTTCTGATCAACATAGTATTTCCTTACAGGAAATTGATTCTAGTAATTTAGAATTCTACATAGAAATAACAAATGATGATGTTGAAGTGGCTAATGCAACCCTAGTAAAGGGTCCAGGTGTTGTATTGGCTCAGGTGACTGGTAATGGTAGTGACATACCAACATCTTATAAATTGTTTAAGGTGGACAGCAATAGTATTACCGCTCCAATATACGCATATACAAATTCTCCATCAGCTCAATTTACTATACCTGGAGCATTTGGTCCTTATGTTATAAGGGAAAGATTATATAGATCATCGAATAAAGAAATAAATGATAGAATTTCTGGTTTAATTTCTTCATCTAATAGCTATAAAAATTATACATTTAATTTTTCTATTTTTAATTCATATAATCAATCAAGTGAGTCAGCTCTAAGCTTTAATGCAAGTTGGTCAGCAGTAATGGCTGCAGAATATACTGCAACATTATCAAGACAAGCAAGATATGAAGATGTTTTCCCACCCGGTTCTAGACAATTAGAAGACGACGTCGCGCTAACTGCTATATTTGAAACTAGTGCAGCGTTTTCAGGAGCAGATAGAATTGATTCTTATCCAGCTTTTCAGGGAGGAATAGATGGTCGAGATCCAGTCAATAACTTCTTATACACTGGAGACATTCAAGCTGGAAATATAATTGGAGCATACGGCGTAGGTAAACCAGGAATGCTTGTTGAGTATATTAAGTATATACAGATAAGCATGAGAGAAGCTGGAATACTGGTTGCTGGAAAACTTCCAGAATTAAGTGGGAAGTTTGAAGCAAATACGAGAACTGCTGTTTTAGCTTTTCAAACATCAACCAACGCAAGAAAAAAATCTGGAATAGTCGATAGTGAAACTAAAGCATTAATTGCAATTAATATTTGGAAGTCTATAAAAAATTCAGATCCAGCTCGCTACAATTCAATAATAGCTAGATTGCAGACAGGCAATCCAACAGTTATTAAATACATTACAGCAGCAGCAGATGCAATAGAATTATCTGATCTTCCTAATCGAGATTGGAATTACAGAAAAGTAACATCTACTGGTGAATCTGGTCCTAATAGGTTAATAGATTCAATATTTTTAGCGGTTCCATTTAACTTAATTCCATTCAATGGAGTAACGCAACAGGATTTAAAGAACCAAGTTCTTAAATCAGTAAAAGTTTATCCTGGAACATTTGCTGGCGCACCAAACTACAAGGGAATAGCTCTTAAATCCGCCAGAGTTTATTCTGGCCCAGATATGGCTGGCCGACAAGACGTTAAAGGTCCTGCAGACTACACCACAAGTCCGTTTACGATTGAGGTAAACAAGCCCATGGCAGAGTGTATGTTCTTTGCTTTTCAATTTAACGGTGGCTCACTAGGTGGAAAATTTGGAGCGTTTGCTGAAGGTTATTCTTTAGCTAAAGTAGAATTTGAAATTGGCTGGACGATAGATAAATTCAATGCTGAAACAATAGTTGAAAGTGGTTATAGGTTAGATACGATTACTGCACCAGTAGAAATAAAGTTTAATGTAGCTGGATCGGTTAATGGAATATCACCGAATAAAGCTGAAGTTATAGATCTAAATGGCGTTAAGTCAACCAAGTATGCAACAACTCCAGTTTCAATAACCTACCCTACGTGGTCTGGAGAAAAAACTTTAGACCTATCAAATACTACAATTAATTTTAGTAGCACTTCGTACAGTCCTCCATTTACTCCTTACTCAGATTCTAATTTAGAACCTCAATATAAGGATGAGTCTATATCAATAAACTTAACACAGGCAAAGACTGTTTCAATAGATTCAAATACTTTTGCAACCGCAAACGTTGTTTCTTCAACAGGAAATCCAGTAAGTAGTTCTAACTTAAATCTAAGCATTTCTTCTAATAGATTAGTTTTTGAAACATCATCTCTTATATATGAAAATTCAAATACAATTAAGAGTAGTGAAAAACTTTTAAATAATTATTGGTTAATGAAAACAGACGGTTCAATAATAAAGTCTGCAAAAAATTCAATTTCCGTTTTAGATGGTTTAGTTTTGTTAACTCAACCAAGCTTAGATCCGGATAAAGTTGGTAAACCATATGGTATAACCCTTCAGTCTTTTGTTCAAGGTTTGCCTGACGGACAAGAAATAAATATAGATTATGGTTCTTTTATATTAATAAATAATTCTAGAGATAATGGTGGTCTTATCTATGGATTTTATGATAAGAATAAAAAAGAATTCTTAGGAACAAATTTATATTATATTGATTACATATCAAGAGGGCCAGATAATCTCTACATTGCCGCACTAGCTACCGACGCAGACGGTAATCTTGGAAGTGGAACAGATTTCTTTGGGCCAAAGACTACTGGTAAAATAGTACCTTCTTCTATACCGGTAAAAATGGCATGTCCTATATACAATGTTGAGTATGTTCCATCGTCAAGAATTGGGATATCTTCTATCCCGCCAAACCTTTCTAAGCTTCAGCAATGGCCACTATATATAACATCTGGATCCTTTACTAAAGATATATACATAAATCCAGCTTATGGTTGGACTTCGTGGGCCGAAAAATATACAGGAAAAGTATTAAGGGCCACATACTCAACTCTAAATATGAGTAATGTAATTTGGTCTCAGGTTGCTGGAAAACCATACATTACGGTAATAAACGAAACCCCAATAGTATTATCATCTAAGAGATATCAGTTAACGCAAGTTCCGGTGGCTACGTTTTCTGAGCCTTCAATAATGGAATCTGGATCAGTGGTAAATTGGGTTGATTTTGAAACAAGAGAATCTATTGATTCAGAATGGACTCCAGTAGATTCAAATCTCATAAGAAATATAAACTGCCAAACCGGAGTAGTTGACTTTATTACTGCAATTACAAGCAATCCAGATTTAATAAGAGTAAGCTACACCGCTAAGTCAAATGGTATTCCATTAAAACAAATAAACGGAAGGATTATTCCAATAAATCCTTTCCTCAATAAAAATACAGTAGAAACAGAAAAGCCTTTACACATATACATAAAGCCTACTAGAATAGAAGTTAGAAGCTCTAGCAAAGATGGCTATGTTTGGGATTATGTCAGCGACTATATATATGATTCTCCAATAGATTTTACCTACAATACTGCCATTTTCGATCCATACAATAGCGTTAACTATGATCCATTCTCCCTTCAAATAGGATTAGTTCATGTGTTAAATTCTGTAGATATTAAGGATCTAGCCATTGAAGATCTAAGACTAAAAGGTGGAGGATTAAAGGCTACTATGGGTAAAACCATAGACGTTCAATCATATGGATCACTTGATATAAACAAGGTATTCAAAGAAGTAAAAGAAGCATCATCATTCTGGGACGTCTATCCTCCAGAACAGCAAGCATATTCTAAGGGCGGTTTCGTTATTATTAAGATGCCAAAAGAAGTATTAGATAATTTTACTAGTGAAGCAGAATTGTATAGTATAATAAGTAAGAATATAACAGCAGGTGTAGCTTATAAGATTCAGGATATGGACGGAAATGATTGGGGTGTATTATAATGATTAATTTTCTTCCTAGTATAATTAAAACTTTTTCTGATAACTCACAACAAAGTGTTGGATATTTAATTAAAAGTATTAAAGCTGATAAATCTCAGGTTTCAGAATTAGTAAAGAGTCTTTCTAATTTTTCAGTAGGAGCAGACTTTGCCCCTACTCTAATGAGATCTAGAGCAATTATAGAATCTGAATTTTTTGTTGACATTTTTAGAGATGTGCAAATAAGATTTGATAGATACTTTTCGGCATCTAATTCGATTAGCGTATCGTTAAATTCAATGATTGAAGTCATGTCATCCCAGGTAGCTAAAGTGGAAAAAAATATTTCTCTTCTAGAAAACTATATTAATAATTATGATTTTATCTCAGGTAAAGACGATCTTTATAACGATTCATACATAGAAAATTTTGATGACTTTTTAAAATCAAATACATATGATGTTTCTCCAGTTCCATTTATAGACAGAGGCGGACCTAGTTTCGATGAAAATGGAAATGGATTTATCGATCCAGTTGTTTCAAAGTTTAAAATAGGTAATGGGATTGATTTTATTAATACAATAGGTTATATAAAATCAGTAGATTATGAAACAAATTATAACCAATATATTTCTTCAATAACAGATTATCAATCTTTGTTTAATGAAAAGCAGTCGAACGTATGGAATATATCAGTTCAATCGCCAACAATATTAACTTCTATTCCACCGTCTTTTTCTCAAAATATAGATTATGACTATTCATACATAGTCGGTGCTAAAACAGTAGTAACGATAAACTTCATAAAAGAGATTGAAATGGATTTAATTAGAATTAATCCAAACGAATATGATGGGCTGCAACTAATGCAGGTGGTTGTGGAATCAGCCAATATAGCAGAAAGAATCTATTCAAGCAATTCTAATGTTCCAAGTTCTGGTTATCAAAAAAAGAAACTTCTCTTATCCCCAATAAAAATAAATTCCGTATTAGACATAGGCTTTCCTTTAGATAAGGTAAAAAGCATTACGCTAATATTTAATCAAAGTACCTATAAGAAAAATACCACTTCACCAACTTCAGATGAAGTATCGTCAAGATTGATTCACGAATTATTGAACGGTATACGCCAACGCAAAAAGAATTCTCACAGCAAACTACAAGATATAGTTCTAGAATACTTTAGAAAGTTTACTTCGATAGATGAAGCTAAGAGAAACTCGTACGCATACACCGATTACTACACATACAAATACCCGACTAGCAAGATTGACTCCCAGTTATTTATGCACGAGAATAACAACTCGGTATCCCTGGATCAGGAAGATCGTTTGTCGTCTAGTAATCATCTTTCTATAATGGTTAAAAATATAGTATCTCAAACGTTGGGGGACAGATTTAAACTATTTAATGATTCATTATTTGTGGACAATAATATAAATAATAGAGGCGGATTCCTCAGTAAGGTTGGGAACTCTCCAAGTGTTCTTAGTAAGAATTCAAACTCATTAGATAAGAACCTGATAAGTTTTGAGGATAATGCGATTATGTCAGGGTCCAATATTCACTCTACAAACATGCTAAGAAATAAAAATCAAAATGTAGATAACTATATGTATTCTTTTTCCTTAAAGGGAATACAATTTGGAAAGACAAGACAAATTGCAAACTCAACTAACTCCTTATCAACAAGTAAAGCTTGTTTTATAAGTTCTAAAATTCCAATTGACGGAAATCCATTAGCTGTCAAAGCTAAGCTAAATTTAGAAGATGTTAACGAGAGTAAAGCTCTTCCAGATTTTGATCTTAAAGAAGCAAATTCTTATGAATTGTCAATTTCAGTAAAAGAAAATCCAATTTCAGAAAACGATTGGATACCAATTATTTCTTATGATAGCAATGAAATTAATTCTGAGTTTTTGTTTTTTGATCAGATAAGCAAGACCGCATCTTTAAGATTCTTTCCAGTTGAAACTTCTATAAAATTATATTCAAATCAAAAATTGATTCCAGAAAGTCAATATACTGTAAATAAATTTAATAGATCAATTTACATAAGTTCTTTTGATCCAAAGAATAATTACATAGTTAGCTATACGGCAGATAGCACTAATTTTACTCAGAATTATATAGACATATCTACGCTATTGGTAAATAATCCAACTTTATCAGCATATTCCAATGATAAAAACGGTGAGTATTTTGATAGAACTGGATCAAATAATAGTGTTAAATTAGTCAATCAACCATACATAAACTATGATAAGCTTAAAAAGGCTTCCTATAGCCAAAGAGGTGGTACTATTAACACCATAGAGTACACTGGCTATACCCCAGTTGCCGTAAAGTTCTCCGATGGTTCATATGCCACAAATCTTACCAATTATAAGTTGGGCAGTTTTGAAAAGGGTGAGTTTTATGATACTCAAGAAGTTTTATTCTTTCACAACGGAAAGAATATTATCTTTAATAAAGCCATTACTCAACCATTTAATGTTATTTATGACTACTTAAATAGTCAGATAAGATTTAGATTAATTATAAGAAATAATTTTAATAATTATTTTTCATCTGGATCGGTAGATAATGTTATACTTAAGTTTAAAACAAAAAACTCTGACCATATGGCAAATAATCTTTTAAGATTGGGATAAAAATGGCTCAACTATCTACAAACACAGTATTCTATGATCAACTGATAAAAAAGGTTCAGGCCTTTTTAAGAAAATATACCAAAAATACTGTTAGCTCATATGAAGATATGTCAGAAGAATTCCACGCACTTATAACTGAAATTAATAAATACTCTACTGATCCAATAGCAAAGTATAATCAGGTGATAAAGGGTGAGCCACCATCGTCTGAAAAGTTTAATAAGTTTATTTCAGAAGTAGCAGACGATTTAAACATTATAGCCAAGCAGCTTGACTACCAGAGTGCACAACTAGTTTCTTTGTATAATCTATTTAATTCTGAAATAGAAAAAGAAAATCAATTTGCTAATAGAATTAAATCAAAAGTAAGAATACTCCAAGCGTATTCAGAAGCTCCTAGCGAAGACTTATATTACTTTGGTGACTCATTTGAAAATATGGATTTTATAGATATAGAAAAAATACCAAAAAATCTAATTGCCTCAGTTAGAAATGGCAATGCGTCGCTTCCAGTGATTGATACAAATTCATGGAGTGTTAGATCGATCTCAGTTGACGAAAGTGAATCCAATGGATTCATTGGAAATAATCATACGGTCTACGCAAAAGAAAACGTAGATTCAAACTACCGTTATCTTTTTCAGGATAACAACTCCGTTGGTCTCTTACAGAATGTAACCGATTCTAACCCTTTGACTTATTTTGAATACGAAGGAATATATGTAGATCCAGTTCAGAAGAACAGAAACGCAGCAAAGGATTTTGAGTTTACATATTCTTCTAAAGTTTCAACGGATGGAAAAACAAATACTATTTACAAAAATTGGTCAGAAAAACCTCTCAATGAACCGCTTAAGCTAACGCTAAAATTAAAAGCAGATTCCTCAAAGAAAACAAATTCCATATCTATAATTCCTTATTTTGGGCAAAGCCGGTTCACCATATGCTGAACTGAAAGTTTCTTCTATAACTGCGGTTTCTAAATTAACAAACCAAACTGTTGAACTATTAAGCTCTCCAGCTTATATAGGTTCTAATTTTATACCTCAAAATATTGAATCTAAGAAAAATTATTACTACAATAAAGCTGTAATTTATTTTAACGAAATAGTTACATCTGAAATAACTGTTCACCTAGAACAATCAGATTATTCGGATGTAACGATACAGCATATGTATTGGAAGCCATATTCAAACACTGGCTCCCTTACCCCATTAAACACTCAGAGTAGATTCGATCCAGCATCGTTTAATGCTCTTGGTTTTCAAGATGTGCAATTCAATTACTCTGATTTAGTTCCAAGTATTTTGCGCCCTAATGTATCAAAAGATCAGTCTAGTCTTGTGACAAAAAAAATTAACGTTACCTATAAGGAATCTTTAAAAGTAGAAAGGTATGTAGTTACATTTAAGAGATTAAACTCTTCTGCAACTCCATCACTTCAAAAATACTATTATGTGAACCCAGCAATAGCCTATCAGACTTTAGCTAAACAACAGGAATTGGCAGCTGTGTCTGATATTAATTTAGCTTTTCAATATGAAAGCTTAGTTTCAGCAGAAACAGCAAAAACATACATACAACAAAAAATATCAAACGCTGAATGGTCTAGTTCAAATTTTCAAGACTTAACAGTAGAAACAATAAAGTCAGATTTATCGCCTAAGTATTCAACAGCGTCGATCCTACTTCAGAGAAATTTTGAAATTTATCCAGCAAAAAGATTTACAATAGGTCTTAGGTCTATAGATGTAAATTACAGCGTTTATGCGCAAAAAGCGCAGTTAATATCTAAGCCATTTGTCTTTGGTTATAACGTAAAAAACCTAACGATATCTGCCGATACTGCATTTAACCTTCAAAATGCTAATTCAAATATAAGCTATATAAAATATTACATTTCTGTAGATGATGGTAAAAAATGGATACAAATATCTCCAATAGAAAATCCATTTAATGGAGTTCCAGAAATATTATCATTTAATGAAAACGTAGAAAGCTTTGGTCAGATAAAGGGAGTTTCATATTTAAACTTTCCTGACGTACCAGTCGATACAAAATCGATAAGGATAAAGATTGAAATAGAAAAACCAAGATATGAAAACACTACGCCAGTTATTTACTCATATCAAATAGCCGGAAGAGTTGAACAATTATGACAATAAGCAATATTCAAAAAGAAAAATTTTTAAGCACTCTGTATAAGAGCTTATATGCTGGTGGCAATAAACCAAATGAGCAAGAGATACTCGAGTTTTTTTCTAAGTATTTTTCCAGGTATCAACCAGGAGAACCACTAGACATTAATGCTCAGCTGTTTAGGCAGATGGCATTTGGTCAGGTTGAAGTGTTTAACCAAAAGATGTTACATACTCTATTTAATATAGAAGTCTTATATGATTCTATATTTGAAAATTCTGACGATTTGATGACCGTAGCAACTGCTTTAAATAAAAGATTAAATAATCTAAAATCTAAAAGAATGGCACTAGAAAACAGGGTAGATGATTTAATTTTTGCTAATCAAAACTCAGAGGGTTACTACGCAGCATATTCCGACAACTTTGCATCAACGAGTGGGTCAGATTTGAATTACACTTCAGCTTTTGTGGACACGGTTAATGGAAAAGTTTCACTACCAACATTAAAGTCTTCAGTGTTTGACCTATTATCAACTAGCTCAATTGTAGCAAGCGCTCCAACATATTCTCTGAGCTTTAATAAGACACAAATAGATTTAAACAAGAAGTTTTCGGATGATTCTTTCTTTGGATCTGTATTTGATGGTTTGGAAAATACTGAATGGCAAAATATATTTTACTTTGACACGATAGGTCTAGTAAGTTTTTCGATTAATTTACCAATAGCAAGAAATGTTATTCTTTCAAAAATAGAAGGAAGACTAAACACTATTTCGCCAACTGATATTTATGTAAAAGTAAACTATACAGATGCTAATAAAACTTCAGAAGTCATGAGTAAGAAATCTACTAAAGATTATGATAGGTTTTCTTTTAGCTTTGATCCAGGAAATGTTGGATCAATAGATGTCTTTTTTGTTAAGACGGAACCAGATCTAATAGAAGAAAATAGAACCAATAGATACGGCTATAGATATGGAATTAGAGATATTTCAATTAGTGGTCAATATTATGATAAGTCAGCCTCATTCGTTTCTGCTCCAATATCATTAAATTCAAACGACAACAGCAACTTGGTAATAGATGCTGTTTCGGTGGATGTTGGAGAAAATTTACAAGATGGTTCTATTAACTATTTTATAGCAGAAGATAATGAATCAGCTCAATCGATATCTGATTTTTCTTGGATTCCAATTTCTCCAGAACAAAGTGTTCAAAATTCTTTTTCTACAACAGTTAACTTTAGTGGTTCTTCTTTAAAGTCAAAAAAGATATTAATTGATGCAGAAAATTCTACAAACTCATTAAAGAAAATACCTCTAGTTTCAAAAACTGTTTCTAAAAATTTAAACGAACAAAATCCAACAGTTGATCTGTATCCAAATCAAACAATATACAGAATAGCTAAACTAGATCAATTGGATAATCCTGTTAGCTCTTATCTTTTGGACGGCATAAATTCAGTTTCCGGTAGTTATATAAATTATCAGAATAGTATTTATAATGAAAATGATTCTTTGGCTACTTGGGGAAATATATTGTCTGGAAAATCAAGCGTTAGACAAATATTCTCTATACCGTCTTATGAAATTTCTAATAATTCTATATTCTTTTCAGGGCCAAACTTAAAATCAATTAGCGTTTTATTAGAAACAAAAATATTCTGCGCTAATGACATTACGATCAGGCATTTATTAGTAAAGAATGATAGCGTTTCAAAGAGCTGGGATGTTGCAGTCTACCTAAATGGTAGGCCGTCAGCTGTCCCATCTGGTGTAACTTCAGAATTAATTGAATGGAATTTCAAAGCGGGTATCAATACACTGAAAGTAGCTATAGACATAAAAGATAGTGCAAATGGTTCTATTAGTTTAATGGATTCTAAATCGCTACTAGATTATGGTTTGGTATATAGCCAGTACTACGGATATGTGGATCCAATAGAATTCAAAAGTAATAGATCAGTTTATGACAAGGTTTTTACTATAGAAAATTTCTTTGGAAATAAAGAAATACTATGTAGAGACAATATCAGCAATAACTCAAGATTGTTCTTCTACTCAAATAATCCAAATCCAGTAACAGCCTTAAGGTTTAGGGCTGATATGGCTAGAGGTAGAAACCCTTTGTCTTCTCCAAATATTGATTATTTTAAATTAAAGTTTAAGAACTCAGAAAATTACTCTGATATATCAGCAGGTGAATTATCCTCTAATAATTCAACAACAAGTGAATATTAAACTTTACTATATAAACTAGGAGACACACATGCCGATAAGTTACTTAGATCCAAATAGTAAAAAAATAATTAGAGAACCTTTAACCAAAAGGTTCAGATCTTTTTATAGATCTCCAAGAAAAAGTGGTCAAGAAAATCTTTTTAATCAAAAAATATTCATGGATATGAATAGAGTTTATTTAGAATTGGAACTTCTTGACACAGCCATTCTTGACAAGGTAAAGATTTTTTTAGGAGCTGAAAAAGATGAAACTCATGAAATCAGAACTGTCCTAGATGAAGTAACTGGCGAAGAATACTACGGTAGAGTCTATGATCTTTCTGCTGATTCAATATCCATGTACAATTACACTGCGGATGATACAATAGATTATCTAGAAACTACGGATACAATCGGTGGAAGTTTGTCAAGATTATTTTATAAAATTAATAAATTAGAAAAACAGACTGGATAATTAAATAAAATGTCAGATTACCTAAACACAGAAAATAACACAATACAGTACAACGGTCCTGTAAATAGCACTGACTTTAATATGAGAGTCGAACAAAATTATCAAGATTTAGTTCATCTCTATAATAGATCCGGCGTGTTGGATCAAAAATTAAACCAAGCCTTTGAGAGAGTGCTGAAGGATCATTTATTTATCTCTAGAGCTATAGCAGACCTAGAAGACAGAATGAAGGCGATTGAATACAATACCGATTCTGCCTATAAAAAACTTTCTATATATAGCTATTCCCAAATAGATGTAGCCAGCTTTGTCAGCGATGCACAATTCGCTCTCTCAAGTTCTGAGGCGCTCAGTTTTGATCACGTATATAACTTAATTACCCTGCCTAAAGTTGATGGTTCTTCTTATTCTAAACTTAAGTTTTTTAGTGGGTTAGGTGAGCAAACAATTCCAGACCTTTTGGAAACAAAGATAAAAAATGACTTTGTTAGCGTTGACACACCCGGTGCCCTAGTGGACACTAGCCCAATGTTCCATGCTTTGTTGGATAGATCTGATAAGTTTTGGAAGCGAAATGTTATAGCTGATACAGCTTCGGCAGCCGGTGCTCAAATGTTTGCCTACTACAAAGTACCTAATGCTTACTCAGGATCGGATACGTCAAACTACGTTTCAATGTCTCCGTATCCATTATTTGGAGTAGACATTCTTTCTATAGAATATACTACAAAGGTCGAGCCAACCCTAGAAGAGTCAGATGGTTGGACACCACTAAACTTTAACAGGCTATACGATAGTGAGTCTGATGCAATAGGTAGAGTTCCTCCAGGTGGTTGGTCAATAGCTGGTTCTGATGCAATTCTTAACGCTGGACCGATAGGATTCTACTTCCCTCCAGTAAAAATTACTGCAATTAGAATAAACATGAGACAAAGAAATTACATTTTAGAGAATGGTAAATACGTCTATACATACGGTTTAGCTGATTTAGATGTAAGGTCACAAAGGTTCTTGGAAACTGGAAGAACAATAATTAAGTTTACTGCCCCTGAGGGAACATTAATCTATTCGGTAGATGAAGTGATACCTAAGATGTACAACGTTCCAGAAGAATTAATATCTACAGCTTTTAGCTATAGAGTTATCTGGAAAGACAGTGGAGTCTATACCCTTGACGAAGTTCCTGGGTCGTCTTCGGTCTGGATAGAGGTAACCTTAAATCAACTTGGAGATGGAACAGCTCCAGTTCTTTCTGATTTAATAGTCAATTATAGCTAATTTTAATAGTTAATAAGTGGCTATTTGATTTTACTATAAATACCACAATATTCTTTTAAGGAGACTATAAAATGGCAACTTACTACGTTGGCCCAAGGCCAGTACTCAAAGGTCGTTCAACCGCTGACATGGTGAACCCTTTTAAGGGTACAGCTGGAACCTACTCTTTTTATCCCCTCTTTGCACCAGGTCTTTTAACTGGAGCTCCAGATAACAACCATGTTCCTGGAACTGGTTACCATCCAGGTAATGTTCTTCTATCACAGTTATTCACTGGTTCTACCCTGTACGCAGGAACAACCCCATTAGCTGGAACATTCGCAGATGGAACTACAACATTTGGTGGAATGAGATTCCGTCCAAGTGAATACAAAGGTCTTACAACCACTAAAGCATTAGATGGCGGTCACGCAAAGCGTACAACCGACTACAGTTTATATAGCAACTATATTTTTGACGGTGTTACGTCAGCAGAAGCATTTGCTAACTTAGGTCATGCAGAGCGCACAACTGCCTACAGTCTCTACAATAACTACATCTTTGACGGTGTTACTTCAGCAGAGGTAATGCCAGCTGGTTATGGACAAGCAAACACAGCTAGTGATTATGGTCGTAACAAAGTTGGTGAGTACAAGGGTGTACCATCGGCAAGAGCTCTCTAATAAAAAAAAGGAGGCACTAAATGCCAGATCAGAAATTGATTAAGGATGTAGTCGAAAGAGCACTTTGGACTGCAGCGCAAACATTCATTGCTGTTTATACAGTTGGTGGAATTGATCAAGCTAAGGCAGCAGCAACAGCTGCAGCTGCAGCAGGACTCAGCGTCATCAAAGGTTTTGCAGCTACAAAAATTGGAGATAAAAACTCCGCAGCATCCTTGAAATAACTAGTTAAATACAACATAAAAAAATCCTAACTGATATACTTGTCAGTACGGAAACCGACGCATCTAATGAGCGTAAGATAGTTATCCCGCCCCAATCAGGGCGGGATAACTGTTTTAAAGGGTGTCTTATATAAGTTTTTGTAGTTTTGTCTAGAGTTAATAAGGATTATGAATGTTTTTAGATCAACTAAATACGGTAGTTAAAGATAAGGCTCTTCCATTAGATGTGGCTGAAAAGTATCTTAACCTATATATAGGTGAAGCAGACTGGAAGACTCATATATCAAAGTTGTGGATGAACTTTGAAAACAAGAATAAGAATTCTGACATTAGTAAAGAAGACATTAAGAGGGCAATATCTTGCACGATGTTATTGCCAACTATGGAGAAAACAAATATCCCTGATCCAGCGCATCTTATTTTATTTTGGTGCCCTACCTGGAATCAGTACAAAGAAAGAGATTGGTTTTCTTTATTTTTAGAAATAGTTAAGAAAGATTTATATATTCAAACTAATCAAAAGGAGTTACTATCGATTGGCATCATAGATCCAATTGATTATTCTCCACTAACTAGACAAAGTTTTAATTGGTTATATGGTCAAGCGGAACAAAATGGTGATTTGAACGAAAAGAATAAAGACATTGTAACCAAAAAGATGCAGAATTTAGTGAGAATATATGGTGGTGCAGTTATATCAAATATTTTTCAGAATCACAAGAATGTAATAGAAAAAGTTTTTAACTGGAGAAGTGGATATTTCTTCGAGAGAGAGATATACAACGTGTATAATTATGACCAGATAAAAAAGATTAAGAAAACAGAAATAGAAAAATTAAACCCTAAATACGTAAAGACTTTAGCATTAGTAAAATAAGGAGATAGTATGTCAGAAGAAATCGAAAACGGAAATCCAGATCTAACACCGATTGCCAATAAGCAGTCTTCTATGTTTTCATTTAAATTAAGTGATGATTTTATAGAATCTTATAGGTCTAAATTTGCACCATTTGGATACAGAGATGCAGGTGGAAACTCCGTTGGAGAGATTACATTTCTTCGTACTTACTCAAGATTGAAAGAAGACGGCACAAAAGAAACATGGTCTGACGTATGCGAAAGAGTAATTAACGGAATGTACTCTTTGCAAAAAGACCACTGCAAAAAAAATCGTTTACCTTGGAATGATGCAAGAGCACAAGCAAGCGCTAAAGAAGCCTTTGATAGATTATTTAACCTTAAGTGGACTCCTCCTGGTCGTGGTCTTTGGGCTATGGGTACAAACATCGTAAACATACAAAAGAATTCAGCAGCTCTGCAAAACTGCGCATTCGTTTCTACTGGAGAAATGAATAAGTTTAACCCAGCAAAACCATTCGCATTTCTTATGGAAGCATCGATGCTTGGTGTAGGTGTTGGTTTTGACGATAAGGGGGCAGATAAAGATTTTACTATCTATGAACCAAAGGAATCAACTACATATATAATTCCTGACACTAGAGAGGGTTGGGTGGAGTCAATGGCTCTTCTCTTGAACTCATATCTAAAAGAAAATCAACCTACATATCTTTTTGATTACTCGTTAATTCGTCCAAATGGTACGCCAATTAAAACATTTGGTGGTGTAGCTGCTGGTCATGAGCCATTAGAAAAACTTCATAATCATATAAGAAAAATGTTTACTGGACGCAAAGGCGATAAGCTAACTCGTGTAGACATAGCAGATATTGGAAACGTTATTGGAGTTTGTGTAGTCTCTGGAAACGTACGTCGTTCAGCTGAGTTGTTGATTGGTCGTTTAGATGATCAAGATTTCTTAAATCTGAAAAATTCAGATCGTTTTCCTGAGCGTAACTCATATGATTCATCTGCTCCAGGTTGGGGTTGGATGTCTAACAACTCTGTGGAAACAGCAGTTGGAGCAGACCTGTCAAGTATAGTGGAAGGTATTTCACTTAATGGTGAGCCTGGAGTTATCTGGATGGACATGTCACGTAAATATGGACGTCTGGCTGATCCACCAAACAACAAAGATCATAGAGTGGCTGGATACAACCCATGCGCTGAACAATCGTTGGAATCATATGAGTGTTGCACCTTGGTTGAAACATATCTTAATCGTCACGATAGTCTTGAGGATTATAAGCGTACGCTAAAGTTTGCATACCTCTATGCAAAGACAGTTACACTACTTCCTACGCACTGGGAAGAGACTAACGCAATCATGCAACGTAATCGTCGCATTGGTGCTTCAATGTCTGGTGTGGCTAACTTTGCTGACAGAGTTGGAGTACCAGCTCTTCGTGAATGGATGGACGAAGGATATAAGACTGTTCAACGCTATGACAATGTATATTCTGAATGGTTGGGTATTAGAGAATCTATAAAGATGACAACAATTAAGCCTTCTGGAACAGTTTCGATTCTTGCTGGCGAATCACCAGGCGTACACTGGACTCCAGGTGGAAAGTATTTTAATAGAACTATTAGATTCTCCAATGAGGATCCAATGCTACCTCTATTTAGAATGGCCAACTATAAGGTTGAGCCAGCTTCTGAGTCTCCAGATACAACATCTGTTGTGTACTTTCCGATCAAGTCAGACGCTGCAAGAGCAGAAAAAGATGTTACAATCTTTGAAAAAATGTCATTAGCTGCAACCGCACAACGTTACTGGTCAGACAATTCTGTATCGGTAACGATATCTTTTAACAAAGACACCGAAGCAGAGCATGTAGGCACAGTTCTTCACATGTACGACGGACAGCTTAAGACAGTGTCATTTTTACCAAGCGGTAATGATACATATCCTCAAATGCCATATACTCAAATAACAGAACAAGAATATACGGATGCTTCAATATCGTTGTTTCCTATAGATTTGACTGGAGTGTACGCTGGCATGGCTGCAGATGCAATCGGTGAACGCTACTGCACAACTGATTCTTGTGAAATTAAGTTCATAAAGGACAACACTAAAGCATAGGGTGGTCTACTGTGTCAGAAGATAAAAATTTTGATAAGATATTTTCAGAAATAACCTCTCCAGAAAACATAGGGTCCATGCCTGGCTTGGCTCGTCCTTTGTCTCTAAATAATGCAAGAGATTATTCTTTGTTTTTGTCAGAATTAATTACAGCTATACAGGAAATAAATTTAATCATAGTTAATCTTACTGAAGACTCTGATGAGCCATTTGAGATACCACTTGAAGTAGTAGAAATCTTAGAGTTGCTATACGCAAAAACAAAAGATTTCAATAACTATATGGTAAACTTGGATCAAGATGATATAGGATATTATATCTACATAGAGGATGATGAAGAAGATTATTATGACGATGGATCAGAAGACGGAAAATAAAGATTACGATAATAACACAATAGCCGTTTTAGATAAGGGTTATGTTAGATTAGTAGATGTTATGGGCAGTGACCTGTCTGTAGTTAACGCTGCAAGAGCATCTTTTGCTAAAGAATCAAATGAGCTATCCGTACAGGATGCAAGGTTGATAGATTTTTTAGCAAGAGAAAATCACATGTCACCTTTTCGTCATGCTTTTTTAACCTTTGAATTTAAAGCTCCGCTTATGGTGGCTAGACAGCACTGGAAATATGTAGTTGGTTCAGACCATACAATGGATTCTTGGAATGAATCCTCTAGAAGATATATAACTATGGATCCAGAATTTTACATACCTGAACCAGATCAGTGGAGACTTGCTGCTGAGAATAAAAAGCAAGGATCTTCCGGACTAGCAGGTCCTTGGACTGGTTCTATTCTAAACACAGAATTAAAACAGCTTATTAATAAGTGTGAATCTATCTATAATATGGCCTTAGAGCAGGGCATAGCACCAGAGCAAGCAAGATTGTTCTTGCCAGCATACGGCATGTACGTTGCGTATAGATGGTCTTGCAGTCTACAGTCTGTAGCTCTTTTCTTAAACCAAAGACTAGGAGAAGATTCTCAATTAGAAATACAAGAGTATGCAAAAGCAATATATAATCTAACAAAAGAAAAGTTTCCAGTATCCATAGATAGGCTAGTTGCGATACATGTATAAAAATATATTGTTGTTTATATTATTTTCAGTTTTGATAAACTGGATAACAAGTTTGCAGATATTGAATCAATCTTCAAATGAAAAAAATATAAAAATTATCACTATTAGCATGGCTATAATTATGGGGACAATAGCTGGATTTGTAATATCGCTTATATCATGAATTTAATTTCTAAAAAAGATATACAGTTTATGAAGCTGTGCGTAGATGGTTCTAAGATTTTTTCTACATGTGGGAAAAAACAATATGCAGCAATCTTAGTCGACGACTACAATCACATAGTTGGTTTTGGTTATAACGGTGGACCAAGGGGTTTTGTACACTGCAATGAGGGTGGGTGTAAACGCTTTATAGAAAATTCACAAAGTGGATCAACATACGATAACTGTATAGCAATTCACGCAGAAGCTAACGCACTACTTCATTCTGATTATAGTTCAAGACCAACAAAAATATACGTAAATGGACCACCATGTTTTAGTTGCGCTAAGTTGATAGCGAATAGTACTTTGAATACTGTATACTATTTACATGATTCCGATTATAAAAATTGGGAAGACGTAGAATCTTTTTTATTAAAAGCAAATGTACAGACTGTAAGGATAGATAATGGCAGCTTCTAAATTAAATTATATTGTAGTGTACAAGAACCACAGTCAGGTTTATGGTTGTTCTTCAAAAAAAATAGCCCTAGAATCACCACCGCCAGAAGGTTATACGAATGATGATAAGAGAATACTTTTTGCAACATTTGAACCAGATACAAGTTCCCTATGTGTTTACCCTGTATCGTTAGATGATCTAGAATTAGAAGAAGTTAAAGTTAAGAAAGCTAAAAAGAAAAATGACTAAGAAAAAAGTAGAAAAAAAGAAAGTAAATATCAAGCTTGAATCTGGGCAAACATATTTAATTACTTCTATAGACGAGATGTTGCAAATAGCAAATTCTTTGATACACTTAGCTTCTTCGATCAAGGATGAAAAAGACAAATTGTCTATACTTCATTTAAGTGAAGAAGCAATAAAAGCAATAAGTGAAAACAAATTCATAGGAGGATCTTCAGATGAAGATGAAGATTGGAATTAGTATCGTAGCAGCTGCAGCATTATCTTATTTGGTATATAGCCAAAAAAGAAAAGGTACATATAACTATTTTAATGATGTCTCAGAAAATTACTTTAAGGAATATCCAAAAGAATATAATCCACAAAGTAGTTTTATAGAATTCTTTGATAAAGAAAATATAAAAGAAGCTTTTAGTAGATATGACAAGTATCTAGATCTTGGACTAAATAAAGAAGACGCATTTAAATCTGTTGTAGAAGACAAGAGAAACAAATGATAGACCTGTGCGTAGTCAATTATAATACTAAGCCTCTCTTAGAGAGATTTATGAATACACTCCACGCTGATTTTACGACAAGTGGAAAAGTTTGGAATCTTCATATCTGCGATAATGGCTCTACTGACGGTAGCTTTGAATGGTTAGAAGAAAATAAAGATACCTATTACATAACCAATGGTTGGAAAAAAGCTAACATAGGTTATTCAGCGGCTTGTAATTTTATGGCGTCGTCATCATACAGTGATGTAATCGGCCTGCTGAACGCAGACGTTTGGCTGACTAGTCAAGATTTAATTGATATAGATAATATATTTTATTCGAATCCCGATATACATATACTCGGTCCAAAACAGCGTGATGAAAAAGGTTATATCACACATGCAGGGATAGTTGGATCAAACACAGCTCCTGCACATCGTGGTTGGCATCAGCTTGACGTGGAGGATGTTCTCTACAGGGATAGAGTGGAATGCGTAACGGTATCTGGCTCAGCATATTTTGTTAGAAGATCTGTTTGGGAGGCACTAACTAATGATGAAGAGTATCAAAAGATGTATCCAGGCGCTTTAGGAGCTTTTCTACCAACTCCTCACTACTATGAGGAAACGTGGTGCTCATACTTTGCTCGTCATCGTGGCTACAACGTAGTGTATGACGGCAGTGTATCGATTGGGCACAGCTGGCATGCTTCATCGCCTAAGCCAGGTGAAGGATACAGTCATGCAGATTCACAGTTTAGATTAAGTCAATCAATATTTCGCAAAGCATGCGACACTATAGGAATAGAAAGAGATTAAAATGTCAGATCAATTCAATGTTTACCTCTACAACGCAGAAGTTGTTAAAGTAGTAGATGGTGATACCTTTAAGATTAATATAGATTTGGGTTTTGAAGTTCACATAGGACCAAAAAGTGTGAGACTCTATGGTGTCAACACACCGGAAAGCCGCACTACAAATCTTGAAGAAAAGAAAATGGGACTTGCAGCAAAAGAGTTTACCGATCAGTGGATCAAGAAAGCTAATAATAAAGTAAAGATTGAAACTATCCTGGACAAGAATGAGAAGTATGGTAGAATTCTTGCTAGAGTATGGAACGAAGCTGGAGAATGTCTTAATACTGAAATTGTTAAGGCTGGATTAGCTAGAGAGTACTTTGGTGTAGGTGACAAAACTTTTAATGAATTTAAGAAGGCATAATGCAAACATTTTTACCATACCCAGATTTTCAGGAATCAGTCCGGGTATTAGATTATCGTAGACTTGGAAAGCAACGAGTAGAAACTTTCCAAGTCTTAAATATCTTACTTGATCGCACTCCAACAAAAGGTTGGCGCAATCATCCGGTTACTGTTATGTGGACCGGCTATGAATCAGCTTTACAGCTCTATCAGAACTACACCATTCAAGAGTGGATTAGCAGAGGTTACAAAAACACCATGCTATTAGAAGAAATAGATATAGATTCAGTAGTTATGCCACCATGGTTTGGCTTAGAGGAATTTCATCGTTCACATAGGTCTAATCTATTGCGTAAAGATTATGAATATTATTCCCAATATTTTGACGAAGATCCTAATCTTCCATACCATTGGCCAGCTAAAGAGGTAGCTAATGCAAACTAGAGTGTTTTTATCAGGCGCTATAGAAGATGTTCAATCTAATTTTAAATATGATTGGAGAGATGAGGCAACATCGATGTTGGCTCAAAGAGGCTTTAAGGCTGTAAACCCATTAGACTACGCTTTAGAAGAAGAAGATTGTGAGCCTAAAGAGATTGTAGACAAAAATCTCTTCCTGCAAAAGAGCTGTGACATATTGCTTGTCGAATATAGACTTTTGTATAGAGCGTATGTTGGAACCGATTTTGAAATGACTTGGGCGCATTTAAATGATCAGCCAATTATCGTTTGGGCGCACCAAGAACTGCAACACCGTGTTTATCTAAAGTTTCTTGCTACAAAACTTGCAGATACACTAGAAGAAGCTGTAGAATATATATCTCATACATATCCATCAACAAAATAAAGGAAATAATATGGCAGATAATAAGTTCAACTATTTCGAGGTAACAACTTCTTATGTTGTTAAGGCCAAGAATAAGTCAGAGGCTGAAAAGGTTGTCCTTGGACGTCGTGGTGTTAAGGGTGAAGTTATTACCAGTAAGACTAACGTAGATCGAATCTCGGCTGTAGAAGTCCGAGAAATGTTAGAGATCTAATTATCCTATTAATTGTGGAGTGGCGCCATTAAACTGGCGTCACTCCAAATAACCTTTAAGGAAAGTATATGATATACGCTCAAATGGTGGGCAGAAATGAAGAAGGAAGATTTCTAGAAGAAGTCTTAGAAAGACTTTCTCAGCAAGTAGATGGTATCATCTTTACAGATGATTGTTCCACAGACAACACTGCTAAAATAGCAGAAAAATATTGTCATGTTTATTCAACTCCAGAGCAATTGTTCACAAAGCATGAGGGGCAACTAAGGGCATTTGCCTGGTCTAACATGGCTCAACACGCTAAGTTAGGTGATTGGATTATTGCAATCGACTGTGACGAAATGCTTTATAATAAAGACGATATAGACAATATTGATATTTCACAGGTGCTTTCAAAATCACCATACGATGTTGTTAATGTTCGTTTTTATCACATGTGGAATGAGACTCAGTGGCGCACAGATAAGCTATGGGTTCCAAATAATAGTAGTAGAATATTTAGATTTAAAGAAAATGGCGGCTTTGCCAATAGAAAACTAGCATGTGGTTCAGAGCCAACTTATGTAGTTGATTGGATTAGGCAAAGAAATTTCTGGATTGATTCAGGATTAGTTATGAAACATCTTGGCTATGTCAGAGATGAAGATAAGATCTCAAAGCACCAGAGGTATTCAACTTTAGATGGTGGAGAATTCCACGCTTTAAATCACATTAATTCAATAATAGACCCAAACCCAGTTTTAATTGACTGGGGAAATTTTCTAAGATAGGAATAAAAATGAAAAAAGATATTAGAATTGCAACACACGCACAAACAATTCAGTCACTAACACTCAAGATGCTTTCAAGAGAACGTTTTGCTTATGTGAATTTTCCTAGATCTGCCCTTATCGCTATGGGTAATTCAGATATAAAGAAAAATTCTAAAGAGTTTAGCGATTCAATAACTAAGTCATTTAGCATTAATGATAAGAATTTTATGAAAGGAATCCCTTTAGCTTTTGTGAACTCTAATGATTCAGAAAATGAATTAGATTATTCAAAAGTAGATTCTAATCAAGTTTATTATAATTCAACAACTCTTGAAAATTATTTTAATAATAATGAAGTAGCTTTTACTTCTTTTGTTGATTTCTACATAAGAAATACTCCATATGTAGTGGTTACTTTCCATGATAGAAAAGTTATTACAAGAGTTTTGGGTTCTCCAGTTGACACAATTTATGTTCCATATAATGATTATTATGATAAGTTGGATTCTATAATTGAATCTCTCTCTGCCTATAAGGGTAAAGTGGATACAGTTATTTTAGACTGCCCACTGCTTTCTGCAGCTTTGGCAAATAAGATATGGAATGAATTAGATTTTTCTATAATAGATTTTGGGAAGGTAATCAGTTTTGCTCGAGCAAGATTTAGCAATAGGACCACCCAAAATGAAAAGACAGACTGAAGACAAGGAAGACGATCTATTTTTAATAGATCTTTTATTTGACTCAGATCTAACCATATCAGCTATAGCTAGAGAACTTGGTTATTCATTTGTCCAATTAAACAAAAAGATCAATTCGCTTGGTCTCTCTTGGGTTAAAGAACAAAAGAAAAAAACATCAAGAGGCCAAGCCGCGCTTACTCAAGTAATGCAGAAGTTATTTCCTGGACAAAAAATTACAAACGAATACCATGTAGGTGAGCGTCTAAAAATAGACGTTTATTGTCAGGAGTATAGAATAGGTGCAGAGTTTCATGGAAGACAACATTTCTATTATACTGAAAGATTTTTTGAATCAAAGTATGATTTTATTCAGGCTCAAAAAAGAGACGAAAGAAAATTAGAACTTTGCAAACAAGAAGGAATAACATTAGTTGTATTTAGGTATAATGATGAACTGAGTGAGCAGGCTGTTTATGATAGACTATTGCAAGCAATAAGAGTAAGTCCGCACGTTCCAGAAAAAGCAAAGTCAAATAAAAAAAGCATTACTCAAAATAAATTCTATCAGGATAGAAAAAAGCAGTACAACGAAAGAAAGAAAGAGACGTACAAAAAAATGAAAAAGAGAAGAGATAATCATGAGTGACGCTGAATCTTCTCCTGTAACCCACCCAATTGAATATCAGGTATTTGCTCTTTCTTTCAGGGAAAAGGGAGCTATATCTTATTTTAAAGATAATCTAGATCCACAGATTGTTGGCATTAACGATAACCAACATGGTGTTCATGAATTTTATAACGCTCTTTTGTCCTATGTATCTAGTACAGATTTAGATATAGTTGATCCGATAGTATTTAAAAACTGGATACAATTAGAGAGTCATGTATTTGATGCCCTGAACGGAGATGAGGGAGTGAATGCTCTTATGGGTGTTCTCTCTGATATGCAACTAGCTAGTCCAGAAGCTGTTGTTCAAGTTTTAAAGCATAAAGATAACAAGATTAAGCAAAAGAATTATCTAAAAGAATTAGAGATTATACTAAGCCAAAAGGGGCTCAAGTCTGATGAAGACTTAGCAAGAATGAATGAGATAGCTTCTCAGATAACTGATTTGGAAAACAAAATAAACTACGATCCATTAGATGGCGTAGTCACAGCAAGCCAAATAATAGACAAAATAGACTCTCTATTAGACACTCCGGACTTTTTGCCAACCCAATTTAAATCTTTAAATAGAGCAATGGGGTACACCAATGATGGAGGCTTCTTTAAGGGCGCCGTTCATGCAATCATCGCTGCTTCAGGCAAGGGTAAGAGCACCTTTGCAAAATGCTTGGTAAACAATTGGTTAGATTGTGGTTATAAAGCTTTGTATATTAACTTTGAAGAAGCCAGAACTCACTGGGAAAGAATTTTAATGACCCAGATAACTGGAAAAAATATCTATTCAGAATTAGATAAGTGGGATGAAGAAGAAAAAAATAAGTACATAAAAATGTTTACTGATCGTTTGGAGAAATGGGGTGATCGCTTGATGGTTAAGCATGATCCAGATACTCCATACTTTGAAGATCTAGAAAGTTGGTTAAGAGATATATTGGTCCAGGGCGAGCATCTTCCAGACGTTATAGTTATCGACACTATCCAGTCAATGTTTACCAGATCTAAAGGTAAAGCTAGATGGGGAGAATTTGAAGAGATGATGGTTCGCCTTGAGAAAATAGCTAGAGATATGAATTGCGTGTTGATAATTACAGCACAAGAAAATTCAAATAGAATGAAAGAAAAAAGAGAAATAGTTATGCAGTCAGACACTGGTGGATCTTTAGCCATTCAGCAGAAGTGTGCAGTAACTATATTTATCACCGAAAAGAAACTAGTTAGCGGTGATGATTCAGAAGATGAAAACGTAATGCAACTACAGATACCTAAGAATAGAATTACAGGCTCAACATTTTCTTATGAGCCACCACTAGTTAGATATGTAGATTCTAGAAAGTCTTACGAAGAGTACGAAATAGTTACATCTGGGTCTTATGACGCTTCATCGATTTTAGATGATTTATTAAACAATGGAGATTTTAACTAATGAAATTAATTACACCAGAATCTTTAAAAGATTTTCAAACATGCTCACTGCTATACGAGTATAGGTATAATCAAAAAATGCCAGAGTCAATAGGTGGTAGAGATCTACTATCTCTTAGGTTCGAAAATACTTTAAAGGAAATAATATATTACTTTTTTTACAAAAAACAAGGTGGCTATACGCCTTCTTACGCATCGCTTTTAAATAGGTGGGAGAAGCTTTGGTTTTCTGATAATGTTTCTTCATATGACATTATGACAGAACAGCATGAGAGTGCATATGGAAATAGTGCTAGCCTTACAACTAAGGCAGCTTCTGCTTTGCTATCTTTTTACGAAAACTTTTCAGATGAAACATATATACCAATAGCAATAAACGAAGACTGCATAATGCCAGTTACCCCAAAGGTTAAAATCAAAGATAAATTTGATATTATTCTTTATAAAAATAATAAATATTATGTTATTAAGATAATGTTTAACTATAAGAACAGCCATCAGCATATGTATCAGGTAAATTTTGCAACGATGTACAACGCCTTTGCTGTAAAGCATGGTGAAAGAATCTCTAAAGCATCCTTTGGATACATAGATTTACTAATGCCTAAGGTTTCTTTTATTGATTTTGAAATAACTAAAGAAGATCTTGATTCTTTAAAATTTTGGGCTGATGAATTAGAGCAAGCAGAAAACTTTATTCCAAGAAGAGGATTGACTTGGTATTGCAAGAAGTGTCCATTTGATAAACCTTGCTCAAAGTGGTCAAACTGGTCAAAAAATGCAGAAAAATAGATTTGGTGTTATACTTGAAAGCAAGGTATCTAAGAGTTTATTTATCCTTGCAAAAAAAAATAAACAAACCCCTTATGAATATTTAGTTTCCATAATAGATGAAAAGTATCAAATATATTTAAAGGAAAAATTAAATTGGGATTCAGACAATGAGTAAGAAAAGTATATTAGACGAATTATTAAATGAGGATGTTTCATTCAAGGTGAATGAGGAGGAAGACAAGCTACTAGCTCCTCTCATGGAAGAGATTAATCTGATTTCCAATCAGCAGATTAAACTGTTTGTTAGATCAGTTCTACTTCAGGCAAAAACATTTTGGAAAATACCATCTAGTTTCTCAGGTAAGTATCATCCGGCTGACGAGCACGGTGTCGGTGGTAATGTTCTTCATACAAAAAGAGTTGTTAAAGTTGCTAGTGTAATATGTGATTCCTATGGATTAATTGCCCAAGAAAAAGATACGGTATACGCAGCATGCTTATTGCATGACGTGACTAAGGGTATAGCCTACGATGATAGTAAGGAAGATTTTTATTACGACCCAATGCATCCGTACACAGTTGGAGCTTTTGTTAAAAAGTGTCAAGAAAATGATAAAAAGTATGGTTCGGAATCAGCGTCATCTACTCTTTTTTTAGATGAGGAAACTGTTCAGTCAATACTTAGACTAGTGAGATGTCATCTTGGTCCATGGTCTCCAATTCCAGAAACTGTACCTAGCACCTATATGGATATGATAGTCCATCTATCGGACAACGTTGCTTCAAAACTGCATACAATTGTCGAGATTGATAATAGCAAATGACAATTGAAAATCCAGACAAGATGCATGTCAGGGCACATATAAATGATTCTTTAGAATTCCTCATAAAGGAATCAATCTACTATAGATCTAATAATGAGAATATTTCAGAAGACAATCGACTAATAGCTTGGCACATAGAAACGGACAGTGGTAAAATACATATACCATGAAACTTCCTTTAGACAAAGATAAATTTATTTCTCAATGGAAATACGTTGAAGTAGCTAGATACGTTCCTAATCTAGACAGAGTTATTAGAGATAAGAACGGTGATGATCCAGTTTTCTATGAAATGGAAAACATAGATCAATATAGACAAAAGCATAGTAACATTGGACTATATACTTCTATTTGGCATTTTAATACTACTGATTTAAATAAGGCTATTAGACTAGGCTCATTGTATTTTGACTTAGATAGCGAAGACATGAACCTGTGCTATGAAGAAGCACAGAGGCTATATGGTTACTTGTCTATGTATATTCCCCAAGAATCGTTATTAGTTTATTACACTGGGAAAAAAGGTTTTCATATAGAATGCGAAGCAGTTAGCCTGGGCATTAATCCATCGAACGAACTTCCAAAAGTTTTTAGGTATATAGCAAATAAGTTAAAAGAAGATTTATCTATTTCTTCAATGGACTTTAGCGTTTATGATATGAGAAGAATGTGGAGACTGCCTGGGTCAATGCATCAGGCAACAAAGTTATTTAAAACACTCTTACCAAAAGATATATTTTTATCTGGAATAGATGAAATTGTTACCTATTCAAGTAAGCCGCAGCCCTTTGATGTAATCGAACAGTCTTTTAACTTTAAAGCAAATGAATGGTATAGGCAACTTACTTATCAGATGGAAGAAGAAAAGAATAAACCAAAAGATATATTGCAACACTTTAACAAGTTTGGTTCTTCTAACCTGAAATCTTTTGATCAAAATCAGAAAGTGTTTGAAAAAGAAACATTATGGGTAAAGTGTCCGTCTATAAAAAAATTACACGAACAAGCTGAAAGTTCCCACTACTTAGAGCATGAAGCAAGGTTGTTTTTATGTTCTATATTGACGTATAGCGAAGAGTCAATTAATTATTTGCACGAGATACTGAGCAATTGCGAAGATTATAACCCAAGTAAATCGCAAGCTCATATAAACGATTGGGTAAGAAGAAGAGAAATGGGAATAGGTGGAAGGCCATACACATGTGAAAGAGCAAATGCGGTGGGTGTGGGATGCGGAAGCTGCTCTCTTGAAAAGAAAAATAAGTGGGTTAAAGTTGGAGATAGATTTATAGAAACTCAAGAGAAATCTTCCCCATCACCAGTCCGATTTGCCTACAGGGCTGCACCAAGAAAGGGGGAGTAATGCAGGATGATGATGTAATTGGTTTATGCACTGACTGTGGAACTGAACAGACAGATAGACACATGTATAATAGTTCCTTTGCTCAAGCTGGACTACCAGCAGTGTGCAAATATTGTAAGGGTGTAGTAACAGTATGTTATAAGCGTGATAAAGATAATGTATTGAACCAGATAAATATTAAAAGAGGACTCAAGTGAAAAATTGGACCAATCTACATAACCATACAGTATTCTCCATGTTGGACGGTCATGGTAACGTAGAAGAGTACTTATCAAGAGCTAAGTCTTTAGGTATGAGTGGATTAGCTACAACTGACCATGGAAATATACATTCATGGTTAGATTTTTATGACGCTGGAAACTCAGTAGGTGTTAAGCCAATCCTGGGATCTGAATTATATCAGGCTAGAAAGACTAGGTTTGATAAAGATGAAGAGGAAAGATCTGGTCCATCTAAAAATGAATGGGAACAAAGAGGTCCATACCATATAACTATATTAGCTAAGAATAATATTGGTTATCATAATATAATCAAGATGTCATCCAGAGCTTTCACCGAAGGTTATTATGTAAAACCTAGAGTTGATCATGAATTAATATCTCAGCATTCTGATGGGATAATAGTATTATCAGGCTGCTTAAATGGAGAAGTGTCTCAGGCTCTTTTAAGAAACGATTATAACACTGCACTAAAACACGCCGCTTCAATGCAAGATATTGTAGGAAAAGAAAACTATTTCATAGAAATACAAAACCATGGAATTGATGAGCAACTACAAGTCATCCCAGATTTAATAAAAATAGCAAACACAATTGGCGCTAGAATAGTTCCATCCGGCGATTGTCACTATGTGCACCAAGCTGATGCTCACGCGCATGACATAATGCTATGCGTTGCTACTAACAGCAATGTCCATACGCCAAACAGATTTTCTTTTTCTGGAGATCAATTTTATCTTCAGTCTTATGATGAAATGGCTAAAACATTTTCAGAAGAGTATTTAAAAAATACAATGCACATCAACGACATGGTTGATGTTAATCTAAAATTTGGTGAAATACATTTTCCAAACTTTCCTATACCCACTAAAGAATCATCAACTGACTACTTTGAAAGATTGGCATGGGAGGGATTAAAGAATAGATACGGTAATCCACTGCCTGACCACATCATAGAAAGAGCTAACTATGAAATCAGGGTAGTGAAGGATATGGGCTTTCCGGAATACTTCTTAGTTGTGTCTGACTTAGTTCGTTGGGCTAAAGAAAATGATATTAGAGTTGGATGGGGAAGAGGATCTGCTGCTGGCAGTATTCTATCTTACGCATTTGATATTACAAATTTAGATCCAATTAAGTTTGGTTTGATGTTTGAAAGATTCTTAGTTGAAGGAAGAAAGTCGATGCCCGATATTGACCTAGACTTTGATGATAGACATAGAGATAAAGTTATTGACTATGCTAGAAGCAAGTATGGCAGTGATAAAGTAGCGCATATCTGCACTTTCAACAGGACTGGCGCTAGACAGTCTGTCAGAGACGCAGCCAGAGCTTTAGGTTATGACTTTACCGCTGGGGATAAGGTAGCAAAATTAATACCGCCTCCAGTACTTGGTGTTTCAAAATCTCTAAAAGAATGTATGGACGTTCAAGAGTTTAACACATTGTATAAAAATGATACTCAATCAAAAGAGATAATTGATACAGCTTTTGGTTTAGAGAACCTGGTAAGGCAGACTGGCATTCACGCAGCTGGAGTTGTTATATCTAAAGAATCACTAGTTGAATATCTACCCACTATGCAGAAGGGTGCAGATAAGCCTGTTGTAACTCAGTGGGACATGGGAAGAGTTGAACAGTGTGGACTATTAAAAATTGACTTCCTTGGCTTAAGAAACTTAGGCGTAATAGATACATGTATAAAATTAATTAAACAACATAGACAAATCACGCTAGATGTAAATGACATACCAATAGACGATAAAAAAACTTACGAGCTACTATGTCAAGGTAAAGCCATGGGAGTATTCCAGCTTGAGTCTGCTGGTATGCGTGAATTAATGGTTCAAATGCAACCACAAAATATTCAAGACATAATGGCTCTTATATCTTTGTACCGCCCAGGTCCAATGGGTTCTGGCATGGATAGGGAATATATAGATAGAAAACATGGAAGAAGTCATGTCTCTTATGATCATCCAAAATTAGAAAAGGTTCTTGGACCTTCGCTTGGTATTATGTTATATCAAGAAGATGTTCTTGGTGTAGCTAGAGAACTTGCTGGCTTTACATCTGCTGAAGCTGACGACTTAAGAAAAGTTATCGGTAAGAAACTCATGGACAAGATAGCTATGATTAGAACTAAATTTGTAAAAGGCTGTATAGATCATTCTAATTTAGATGAAGATAAAGCCAATAAAATTTATTCAGACATTGAATATTTCGGTGGTTACGGTTTCAATAGAGCTCACGCAGCAAGTTATGCGATGGTTTCATATATCACCGCTTATTTAAAGGCACACTTTACCGCTGAGTATATGGCAGCTTTGATGTCTTCTGTGGTTGGCAATAAGGAAAAACTTGCTGCATATCTTTCAGACTGCAGAAAACTGGAGATAGAAGTTCTTCCACCATCTTTAAACAAATCCGGCAAAGACTTTAACGTTCTTAGTGAGTCTCAGGTAATCTTTGGTTTATCAGCAATAAATGGAATTGGTGAGTCTATAGCTGAAGCAATTATTTTAGGGAGAGATGAAAAGAATCCTTATTCTAGTGTTTATGATTTCTTTAGAAGATGTGATCCAGCCACCTTGAAAAAGTCTACGTTAGAACACCTAGCTTACGCTGGTGCCCTTGATGAGCTGTTTACTGTTTCCCATGATGGTGATTTAACAAGAAGAAGAGAATTGGAATTACTAGAAAAAGAAAAAGCTGAATTAGGAATATATGTATCAAAGCATCCTATAGAGGGCATGTGGACAACAATATCGCCTAATGTAACTGGTGAAATAATAGATATATTAGAAATAAGCAACGGAGCAAATGTTAAAGTAGGCGGAATTTTAACGGCAGTAAAGAGGATGATAACTAAAAAGGGACAGAAAATGTTCCGATTATTAGTTGAAGATCTCTCAGGAGAAATAGAAGTGATCATTTTCCCTAGGGAGTCTAAAACTATAAGTGATGATTTCTTTAGTGAAGGTGATGTAGTTATTGTCTCTGGAACAATAAACAGAGAGAACGAAGAAGAGTCAGCAATCGTAAAGATGTTTTATAATTCCAGTGAAAAGATAGATACGTCTAGAGCAATTGGCAGTAAATCAATTATGTTAGAAGTGCAAGATGCTCCAAGCCTAGAAGTAGTGCAGGGTATATGTGATATAATTGAAAATGTTAATGGACCATCCTATGTATATTTAATATATACAGAGAATAATAAGAAAGTAACTTTTAAGTTTAAAAAATCTACTTCATTAAAAATAGAAGAAAAATTACAAAAATATATAAACATACGGAGCTAAGAAATGACATTACCAGGAACCTATCAGAATCCATCTACTAAACCATGTTGGACATTCTGCGCATCATGCAATAGATGCCAGGATAAGGGTAGATACACTAAGTGCAATTCGTGTAGTGGTAGATATGATCCACTGGGTAAAACTGATCCACACCCAGAAGATTTTTGCGATTGCAAGAACGGAGTCTTGAGATGGAAAACAAAAGAGGGTAAAGTAATCATGACTCGATTTAAGACTAATCCATTTAAAGGTGAAGTAAAGTATGAGAAAAAATCAGAAGACGAAAGAGATTGGGATTCTTACGTTGCTGACATGAGAGAAAAAATGGATGATCCAAATTGGAATCCTATAATGATATACGAGGAAGATTAATATGATTAAGCATGAAGTTGGCAGGATGTTACTTAATAACATAACATTAATAGAATATAACACAGATGAGCCTAGCTATTTTGTACAGTCAGGAGTTGCTGGCTTTAATGCAACGGTTCAGGAGTTGTCAGATTTATATGGATTACTAAGTTACTATTTTAATATAGATTCTGTTAACAATACTGTTATCTCTTTAACAGAAGGAGGAGATGATGTCTTGGCCGTATAACGAAGATGACCAAATGGAAATGGGGACAAGCGGTTGGGCGCCATTCGGTGAAGGTAAGTATAAAAATATTTACACTGGTAATATTATCGATGAACTTGGTAATGAATACGATTCAAATGGAAATTTAATATTCGAAAACAAAAATCCTTACGGGGATGGAATTGAAGACTAATGAAATTAGCTATTAGAAACTTAGAAGATGTAAGTGATTTTGAAAAATTATCTTTAACTGATTTTTCCTACTCAAGAATAGACACATATAAAATGTGTCCTTCAAAATATTTTTATACATATATTCAAAAAGAACCACGCCTTTTTGGTGAGGCAGCTGTACTGGGAAATATAGTTCATTCAGTATTAGAGGATAATGTAAGCGCAACTGAGACACTCGATTTCTCTAAACTACAAGACGCCTACTCTAAGGAGTTAACAACTCAGGATCCAGATAGTAAGATTAAACCAGAGCTAATCGATGCAGGGAAAGAAATACTAGACGAATTCTTCGACCAGTACGCCAATACTAAATTTGATGTTCTCCATAAAGAATATGGTTTTAGGTTTGTTTTAGGAAGCTATTTGATATCTGGATACATAGATAGAATAGATTCCTGGGGTGAAGATGGCGTAAAGATTATAGATTATAAAACTGGCAAATGGGAAGTGTCACCAAAGGATATACCAACCAATCTACAATTGGGCATATACGCAATGGCGGTTGACTATTTATATCCAGATAAAAATATATACGCTGAGCTGTATTACCTTAGGTCCCGGAAGGCGTAAAGGCCACCTATTCACTAAGGATGATATAGAAAATATTAAAATTAATTTAATATCTACACTAGATTCAATTATAAACGATTCGTCATTCTTGCCAACAAAGAACGAACGCTCATGCACGTTCTGTGACTTTGCAAAGTCTGGTGCTTGTGGAACCGGTGTATTTAGAGCTAGAAAACTAGCAAAAGCATAGCTGATATTCTTTATTAGGATAAAGCAAAAAGCCAGGGCGAAAGCCCTGGCTAATTACTTTAAGGTATTGATAATTAGAATGCTGAGACTGGGTTCAAAGCTGCGTCTTCGATAAGATCGAAATCGCTGAATTCACTAACCACCTTGGTGGCTTCTGTGCGTGAATATCCGAGTCTGCTGAGGTCCGAAATAATCTCTTCGTTAACCTCAATTAGCATGCTATCAATGATTGTGTTTAATGTGTTCATGTTTTTATTATACTCCGTTTTCTTCTGTTTGACAACCCTTACGGGTTTTTTGTTTTTTTACTTTTTATAATTTATAATGGAGTAGATTAGTTTAGGCCTAAAGGATACCATGAAAGAGCTCAACATTGTCAAGCCGGAGGAATATTTTTTGGAAATTTCTCCACTAAAAAAACATCCAGATTTTAGCGAAATAAAGAACACTGCCTATGACTCTAGTGCAGTTGATCTAGTAAAGATAAAAAGAGGGAATGCGTATCAACATACTAAGACTGGATTTAGAGAAGATTTAGGATTAACCCTAAGGTCTAACTGGGAAGCAAACTTTGCTAGAATTTTAACAGCGTACAAAATTAAGTTTGATTTTGAACCAACAGTTTTTGCCTTTCCAATTAAGAGACGGAACAAAAGGTTATACTCCAGATTTTTTTACACAAGTTGATTCAAGTTGGGTTGAGATCAAGGGATACCTTGACGCCAAAAGCATGACTAAATTAAAGAGATTTAAAAGGTATTATGAGTCAGAGTTTAATAAACTAACTTTTATAATAAGCAAGTATTCAACCGAAGGTAAAGCTTTTGCCGCTGAGCTAGAAATACCGCAGGTGATTTATTACGAAGATATCAGAAATTATTATTCTGACAAAATATCAATTTGGGAAGGCAAGTAATCATGGCAGCGTACAAGGAACAGTATTACAATTTAGAAGAAGAAGAAATGCAGGCCCTAATAGCTAAGGCTAAAAGTGGAGATGAAAGAGCTAAAAAAGAACTGTTAAAAGTTTTTAATAATTTTCTTACAAAATATACAACATTGTTATATCATGGCAAGTATAACTTGAACGACTACGACATCAGAAGATTTACATCTTTGTTTGTAAAAGATTCATATGTTAGATTTGCACTGATGAAAAACAAACTTAATCAAGCCGGATACAAGCATGTAAATGAAGTGTTACGACGGTATAGTATATATGGCAAAAAGATATGGTGAAGAAATAGACGTTAGGCAAACGGTAGACATGACGTTCTTTCAATGCATAACAAGGTATCAAAGAAAAGATTCCGAAAAAGGACCAATACCATTTAGCCGGATTTTTATATAGTTACTTTTTCTATCTTCTTAAAAAGAATGTTGATACATTCCTAATAGATCAATTGGGTAGAAAAAGCTTTCCTCTTTTAAGTGATGACTCAAGTGATGACGGAGAAGATGGAGAAAAGCAAGTTGGTTTTAAAGCTCCACCAGAGGAAAGAGAGATGGAAGAATTTCTTTCTACAGAAGATATTAATGAGTTTTGGGTGTTGGGCGAAACATGCGCAGAACCTTTTATATTTCTTTCAGTTCAGGAAAGACAACTACTTAAATGGCGATACATAGATGACTTAAGATCTAGTGAAATAAGTAAAAAAATTTCAGAACATCCAAATACAGTAAGAGAACATTTAGGTAAAATAAGGGCAAAGGTAACTAATCTTGTGGTAGAATCTAAGATGCGAGATGAAATTAACTTTAGATAGGTAGACAATGAACCTTCAATCTTTACAAAGAATGAATGAATTATTAAGAGAATTTATAGGCCCTCAAATAGAGGAGATAGTTTCAGCATACACTTCAGATAGTAGTAATTCATTATACTTTGTTTCAATACCTGATGTTGATACATTGGATTTAGGAATCCATGAAATGGCTTCGTTGGTTGCAAGAACTTCAAATGTTTACGGAAGAGTTGCAAGACTAGCCGGTATGGCAAGAGCTCAATATAAACTAATAGAAGGAAGCTACAAGAAAGTATACAAAGCTAACAGGGTTGGAAAGAATGAAGCTGAGCGCGAAGCAAATGCATTAGAGGCTGCAGAGAGTGAATACACTGCACTTATAACCGCAGAAGCCATAGTTAACCTGGCTGAATCTATGGAGCTTGCAGCTAGAATAGCATCAGAGTCTGCAAGAAAGCTAATAGACAAAATACAATCAATGCAGGTAGCTTCTGCTAGGGAAGAAAAAGGTTACTTTAGTGAAAAAGATTTTAACACCTACTAAAGATTTGGAGAACCATTTTGTATATAGCTCATTATAAATCAGTAAATTCGGCTACCGAATTCTATTCAAAGGTTAGAGACACCTTAGATTATCCAACTCAGATTGAATACAAAAAAGAAAGATACACACTTAATTCTACATTTATGATCAATGGTCAAACTCAATTAAAAAATTTTAAAAACAGGATAAAGAGTTTGGGTATTGAAATAGACGTAAACGTAGATGGTAAGTAAGCTGATTTATTGTGATTATAGAAGTATTTTGTGACGGCGCATCAAGAGGACAAGGTCAAAAGAAAATTGGAGAAGCAGCGTGTGCAGTATCTGTTTATAAGAACAGAAAAAAAATAGCGCAGTTTGCTAGAGGCTTAGGCCCAAGAAGTAATAATGAAGCTGAGTATGAGGCTGTAATATCTGGTTTACTTATATGTTCCATGGGTGAATTCTATGACCCAATTATTTATACTGATTCAGCAGTGGTAGCTAATCACATTAGCGGTAAGTGGAAGTGTAGACACGACTCTTTAACTCCACTTCTAATGACCATAGAAGACATAAGAGATGAATTTAATTTTAAAGTTGTTCAAGTTGAAAGAAGTTTTGTTTGGGAGCCAGACGCACTGTGTAATGAATTTCTCGATAAGTTGGAAGAAAGAAAAGCTAAATCAAAAAAACCTATGCTATAATTAGCCAATGGAAAAAAAATATTCAAAGAGTCATCCAATAATTTTAGGTTTAGCTGGCAAAGCTGGTAGTGGTAAAACCTCAGCAGCTGAAGCCCTGTGTCCAAAGGGTTCAATCCAAACAAACTCATCTGGAATCATATGGGAGCACATCTTTCACGCTCTCCCACTCTATGAACTGGCTTCAATAAAGAAGAACATTAAAGGCTTTAATGCCAGGTCTAGAAAAATGTATTCTATTCATGAAGTTTTATTTGAGATATACGGAAAAACTGCGTTAGGCACAATACCTTCTTATGAAGATTTTGTAGAGAAAGTCAAAAATATTTTTGAACTTCCTATAGAAGAAGAAGGAATCAAGCCAAGAACTTTCTTGCAGACTGCAGGAGATATTTGTAGAGATGGTTATCCAGAGTGCTTTTGCCATTGGGCTGTAATGAAGAGTATGGAATTATATAGAAAAAATATTAATGAAGTTATCAAAGAAGGTAGAGATGAGGACACCCCTATCTGTGTTATCATCTCCGATGTTCGTTTTGCTAATGAAGCTCAGTCGATACTAAAGCAACCAAATGGCATGATTATTACATACGAAGCTTCAGACGATGTTCTAAGGGATAGAATCTTTAAAAGAGATGGTGTCTATATGACTGATGAACAGCTGAATCATAATTCTGAAAAAGAAATTGATTTAGTAAAAGAAATTTCTACATTTATTATTAATACAGATAATCTATCAATTGAAGATCAAGCAAAAGCTACACTGCAAATAGTTAAAAATCAAATAGAAACACTAGGAGAATAATGCCAAAGATAACAGAAAGCATCACAGAACAGTCGGTTGATCCAGTTATGGATTCAGTACTTGCCACTCATCAAAGAGTAGTAGTTACAACAGAACCAGTCCTTACGGTGGCTGTTGGAAGAAAAGTAAATATTGGTAACTTTGAAAACGTAGATATTATGGCTTGTTTAACAGTGCCTATGTCTGGGGTTAACCCGGAAAATAGTGAGGATTTCTCAAATGCCATTAAGGAAGCAGCCGCCGAAGCATTTTCTTTAGTCTCAAGAGAGACGGGGGAGAGATATCAACTAATTAAAGAGTCCCAACAAACAAGATAATTTGCATTTACAAATTACATAGAGTACTATATTCATATAAACTTATTAAAATAATGAGGTAAAAAATGAGCAAGTTAATTAATAAAATTAAAAGCATCTTCTCCACAAGTCCAGAGATCGCAGCTGCAAAAGAAGCTGTAGTCGAAGCGGCTAAAGCTGTGGCAGAAGAAGTTGTGGCCGAGGTTCAAAAGGCTCCTGCTAAAAAAGCAGCAGCAAAAAAGACACCTGCAAAAAAAGCCGCTGCAAAAAAGACAGCTACAAAGAAATAACGTATTCTTAATACCCCTGGTTCTTAATGGAACTGGGGGTATTAAATATGGAGGAATCATGGCGTTAGCAAAGTTTCGCAAAGTTTCAAAAGGTAATAAGCCACCAAAACCACAGGATAAATAATTTATGATGACATTACTGTGGAAGGTGTGGTTAAAGGTTTACGATTTGTTAGAAATTATAGATAAAAAAATTAACAAATAACCTTATTGATAAATTGTTTTCTAGCTTGTACTATAATAAGCATATCGGAGGTGCGTATGGTAATGAAAAATTTTATATACATATCACGGACCAAGAATGGGAACCAACAATAGAATGACTGGAATTGTTGCACCGGGAGAAAAGCCAGTTAAAAAAACTTCTATTAAGAAAAAGAATACGAATAAAAAGAAGGGCAAAAAATAATGGCAAAGTCACCCGCATGGCAAACAAAAGCAGGGAAAAACCCTAAGGGCGGATTAAATGCTAAGGGACGCGCTTCCGCTAAGAAACAGGGCATGAATCTTAAGGCCCCAGTAAAAGCTGGAGACAATCCACGTAGAGCGTCATTTCTTGCCCGTATGGGAAACATGCCTGGCCCAGAAAGAAAGCCGAATGGAGAGCCAACCAGATTGCTGCTTTCTTTAAAAGCTTGGGGCGCTAGTTCTAAAGCTGATGCTAAGAAAAAAGCAGCAGCTATTTCAAAAAGAAATAAAAATAAAAAATAGGAGAAAATAATGGCAATGATGAAGAAAGCAAAAAAGATGGCAAAGAAGGCTCCTGCTAAAAAGGCAGCAGCAAAAATGGACGGCATGACAGCCGCTCAGAAGAAGCTCCCACCATTTATTCAAGCAGCAATTGCTAAGAAAAAGAAGAAGTAATATAATGGCAGCAAAAAAGAAAAAGAAGCAATCAACTGCAATGCAGACGACGACTCTAGCCGGTAAGCCAATGATGCAGAATATTGTCTCAATGAAGAAAAACATGCCAAAAGGCAAGGAAGCCTCTTCAAAGTCAACAAATAAAAAATAGTTTTTTTTAAAATCCCCATCTACTTTTTAGGTGGGGATTTTTTTTTATATATGTTACTATATACATTACCTACTTTATAGGAGATCACTATGAGCAAAGTCGCATGGGACTATATAGTTCCTGTCAAAAATCCAGCTGACCTAAAGGGCATTGAGCCTGGTAAGTTGCCAGCACATTTACTAAGACCAATTGAAGCTGGCGGAAAAATGCACTGGCTAGCTGCAGCTGCATATAATGCTATGGATGAAGCAGCAAAAGCTGAAGGACTTGAGCTTAAGCCAACGAGTGCGCGGAGATACATATCGTTCGTATGATTCTCAGAAAGCTGGATTCCTGCAAAGATACCAGACTGAGGCAATTCCGGGCGCAAGTACAAAAACTTTTGAAGGCAAAACATGGTATCTCAAGAAGGGTATGGCAATGCTTGCCACACCAGGTAAGAGCATGCACAACTTGCGGATTAGCTGTTGACATCGCCAACGCTTCAGAGCCAAAACGTATTAATTGGCTCATTGCAAACGTGAAGAAATTTGGTTTCTCATGGGAAGTTGTTCCATCCGAACCATGGCATCTTCGTTATGTAGACGGAGATAATCCACCACCAGCAGTTGCTGAGTGGATGGCAAAAAATAATTGGACAAAGCCAGCAGGTTCAGTGGCTCCAGCTGCAAGTGGAGATAATGAAATATCTAAACTTCAAGAAGCACTTAAGGTTAAAGGTTTTTATAAGGGAGAAATTAACGGCCAAAAAGATGCAGCAACAGACGCAGCTATTAAGGCTTTCAAAGTTGCCAATAAACTATCAGCCGATTCGGTTCCTGGCCCAAAGGTCAAAGAACTACTTGGACTTGCGTGAGATGGAACAGATTACTGTTGCTCTCATTGGCGTTGTCGGCGCTATTATTGTTACTCTTTTAGAAAAAGCCAGAAGAGAAAACAAACAAGATCATGGATTTGTAGCTGCAAAGCTAGACGATCTTAAGATAAGTCTCACTTCTATGGATGAAGACCTAGCTCATATTGAAGCTAAAATAGATACCCATATTCATGATCATGTTACTGGTGCTATAATACAGGAACCAAGAATTTTAAGGAGTAAAAAAAATGGCAGCAAAAAAGTCAGATAAAAAATGGATTCAAGGAGCTATTAAAAGACCAGGAGCTTTTACCGCTAAAGCAAAGAAGGCTGGCAAGTCTGTAGCAGGTATGGCAGCTGCCGTGTCAAAGAATCCAGGTAAATATAGTCCACTTACCCGCAAGCAAGCAGCGCTTGCTAAGACTCTTAGAAAAATAAGCAAGAAGAAGTAATCATGAACTGCACAAATAGAAATCATCATATCAAGAATGATGAACCATGTGAATCTCACGACAATCATAATTGTCATAATGAAGGCCACAATCCGCACGACATGCACTGGCATATCAATAAGCAGTCTTTTAAAGGTTGGGGATTGAACCTTATTTATTTTACTTTTCACATTGTGCAAATCTATATCATAGCTACAAAGTTGTAAATTATGGCAAAACAAAATAAACCAACAAAACCAGCCCTCTGGTCTTCTGCTAAGTCTCAAGCTAAATCTAAGTTCGATGTTTATCCATCTGCGTATGCAAATGCTTGGGCTGCTAAAAAATACAAAGCTATGGGCGGTGGTTGGAAAACTGTCTCTACTAAAAAGGCAAAGAAGAGTAAGTAATGCCTGGTCCTAAGGGAGTTGGATTAACCAAATGGTTTGACCAGAAATGGGTTAACATTGGCGCTCCCAAAAAGAAGGGCAAATATCAACCTTGTGGAACTTCTGGCGTTGGCGGATCGGGGTATGCAAAGTGTGTACCAGTTGCAAAGGCCAAGGCTATGTCTAGCGCACAAAAGAAAAGCGCAGTTCAAAGAAAAAGAACATCTGGAACTCCAGAAAAAGGGATCAAGGGCCAAGCTCCC